AAACGTGCAAACACAAAAGAAAATATTGGAAAAAGGATACAGGTCTGATAAAGGGATTAAAAGGCCATATATGCACTAATTGCGGGTGCAGTCAAACAAGAAAATGGTGGCAGTCATGGGGAAGAAAATGGGATTACGGAACGGATACTACACCACTTATTGACTTTCATACAAGTATTGGAGGTGGAAATCAGGATGTCATAATGGCAATGGTAAACAGCGGAGATTATACACTACAGGAAGCACTCGTTGTTTTTTCTACGGCCTGCGAAAGATGTATGAATGTGCTTACATACAAGTATTTGAATGGAGCGGATGGATATGAAGAATATTCAGACGAGTGGAAAAAATGCAATACTGAATGCGATTTTTGTAAGAATAAGGAGGACGCAAAATGTTAATCAGAAGTCAGAACAGAGAAGTATTGATTAATCTCAATTCTATGGCAGGCATTGAAATTGCGGAAGGACCTATAAAAACAATTATAACATCATACATAACCGGATGCAGTTATCTGCTAGGAGAATATTCGGATAAAGAAAAAGCCTTCAAAGTACTGGATATGATTCAGGAAGCCTATGCAGATGCGGAATTAAATGAAATTCTTCTTCCTGATGTTTGCAAAGCTGCTAATAAATCTCAGCAGGAAAAAGAAAATACATCAATTGCAAAAGACATTAGAAATGCATTTATGAAGAAAATGGTATTCCAGATGCCGGATGATGAAAAGCGTGGAGGTATGAGCCATATCAAAGACAGATTAACCGATTATCACAATCAGATGAAGAAGCTGGCAGAACAGCACGAAATGATTACCGCCAGAGACGTTCTGGACATAATCGAACAGCTTCAGGATGACTTAGAACTGGATGAAAATGAAAACGATTGGATTCCAGTCGAAAAGAAACTGCCAGAGCCGGGCAAGGATGTTGCTGTACTGCTTAAAGGCTTTATCCCGGCAATTGGTAGATATGAAGTAATAAGAGACGGAATTGGAGCCTTTGTAGTTCCAGGGCAAATTGAGACTCCTGTAGAATTCAGATTGCCTGTAACTGCATGGACACCGTTGCCAGAACCATATAAGGAGGACTAAATGGGATATTGTAAATTAGACTGCCCGGACAACGAAACACAGTGCTGCATCTGCTGCGAGAAGCAAGGCGGTTGCGATAACCGGTGCAGCATGATGGATGATTACGAATACGCTGAAGATTGCGAAGATTACATTAAGGAGGATGAGCCATGATTACATTCTTGTTAGGGTTCACCCTTGGAACCATATTCGGAGTGACCGGCATTATATGTGTAGCGATCATGTACGATAAGCATCATCCAGACGAATAGAAAGGAGAACGGTATGCTGACAAGGAACAAGAAACTGAAAGACTACGGTATTCCGGTAGAGGATGTTAAAAAACTGAATACGATGCTGAAAGACTTTCCGGCAGAGTACGGATACCTGCTTACCAGTGCCGCCTTGTCAGCTTGCCCGAAAAAAACACGGTGATAGCGGATGTGGTTATCGAGAATATCCTACACCGGAAAAGTTACAGAAAAATTAGTAGAGAAAAATATATTCCGATGAACCCAAAAGACTTCTACGGATACAGGCGCAAGACCGTCGCTGTACTGTATGAGAGAATGCGGTTATTGGGAGTGTGGGAGGAATAAAATATGCGGTTAATTGATGCAGATAAGTTGAAACATGTAATACATTGTGCATATTCTGATGATTTAGAGATTCTTGAAAAAATTGACGAACAGTCAACGGCTTTTGACGTAAATGAAATTGTAGAGCAATTAGAGAATTATTTATTTGAAAAATATTGCATAGAAGGAGATACAACAATTGATGAAATTATAAAAGGTGGCGGAATTAAATGAGCAGACTGATTGATGCAGACGATTTAATTGAATATATTAAAATCTGGGAAATTGGAAATAGTATTAGTTCCGACCAAAAAGAGTTTATTGACTGTATTAATAGACAACCAACAGTTTTTGATGTAGATGAAGTTGTTCAACGGTTGGAAATGTTAATCGAAAATAAAGTTTCAGAATCGGGTGACGATTGGTATACAGCTCAATGTCTGAATGAAGCAGTTGAAATTGTGAAAGGCGGTGGGAATTGAATGGGTAGATTAATAGATGCAGAAGAATTGAAAGAACGATTTTGTGAAGAAAACTGTGGCAAAAACAGATGTGTTGATCACATGGATAAATGTGCATAGATTTTATCAGTAGAAGAAAGTAAAACAGCTTTTGATGTGGACAAGGTTGTGGAGCAGTTGAAAACAAAAAAGGCAAGAACTGCTGCATTACAGAAAGCATCGGAGTATTTCGAGGGTGAAACTGATGCGTTTGAAGTTGCAATCAAAATCGTGAAGGATGGGGAGAGTTGAATGAGCAGTGCAAGTACAATATTCGGAACAAAAGCGTATGTATGTGCAAGATATTTTCTTAGGCCGGGAAAGTGCTTCAAATACATTGACCAGCACGGCGAGGACGTCACAGAACACGTTTATGAAGTCATGGCATTATATCCGTACTGTGTCCTGTTAAGGGATACTAGGAACGGAGTCAGAACCTGTCCGGGGTATAACACTTTGAGCCTGATGCTGAGAGGAAGTGAAGCGAGTGAGTAAAGGCAAAGATATTTCTACTATGTTTACAAGAGAAGAAAACAAGAAGAATGGAAGACTCGGATACGGTCAGGCTACTAGAGAAAAGGAAGACATTATCAGTCCTGCACAATACGGTGCGTTCTTACAGAAAAGAGGTAAGAAGAAATGAACAAATCAGTGTTGGTAATGAATACGCCAGAAAATTGTTATAATTGTCCATTTGGAATTGGATACTGTGGCGATCTTGAATATGAGGGTTTGTGTGAATTAGCTGACTGTTTAGATTATGATGTAATTCTGATGACAGAAGAACATTATGATTGCGAAAGTAAATCAAGACCTGAATGGTGTCCACTGAAGCCATTGCCGGAGGAGAAAGAAGAGGAACATTGGAGGAGTAAACTTAGTCTTGCATGGATTCGAGGTTGGAACACTTGTATTAGCAAAATTACAGGAGGAAACACAGATGGTTGATTTAAGAAATACATGTATCTTGGTTAAGACAGAAGAAGAAAATGAAATGCTTCTCAAAGAAGCTGAGAAACAGGGATTTCATTGGTATTCGAAAGGCAATTGTAAACCATTGCCAGGACAACATTTTCCAGATATTTTAAAATTTTGTAATAACAAAGATGTGGTGCACAGCGTACGTATCGGAGTAGAGTGTGATGCTTTCTACGAAGTTTCAGAACTCCTCGGGACAAAAGAAATGACGGCAAGAGAGTTTGCTAATCGTATTGCAGATATACGCAATTGTAGAGGATGTAACTGTTCAGAATGCGTATTGAGTGAAAGCAATACTAGGTGCAAGAAGTATTTGTGTGATATATATAATTGGGAAGATAATATAGATGAAGTTCTTGAAATTGCAAAATCAATAAGAATTACAGTACCTTCACCCGAAGAGAAAGTAATTAGCACGATTGAAAAATTTATCGAGAATCCAGATCGTGCAGTAGTAAACGATGAATTTGTAGAATCGCTGAAGCTGGCAGTTGAGAAGTTGAAAGAGGTGAGGTAAATGGATAGATGGACTGAAAGATTTAATAGCGATGGCAAAAAAGCTATTGCAATACATGACGGAAGTGATTTCCCAGATGTTTGTTTCGAGGGAGAAAGAGAATATGATGTAATGAATGCACTCGCTGAATATGAAGATTTAGAAGAACAGGGCTTGCTTGTGAGATTACCGTGTAAGGTTGGAGACACGGTTTGGGTGGTAACATCGCCAATTAATGTGTTTGGTTATGATGAATATGATGGAGATGCGGAATATGAAGTATATGAATCTTTTTTATCAAGCGTATCTTATTATGCGTCTGGAGAACAATTCAGAATTTACGCAAAAGTAACGAATAGTTTTATTGCGGCATACTTTAGAGAATGTGATTTTGGAGAATCTATATTTCTCACCCGCGAAGATGCTGAGAAGAAGTTGGAGGAGATGAAGAATGACAAGGCCTGAGATTACGGCAGAATTATCAACCATGATTGAAAAGAAAATCAATCCGAACAACGATCCTCGTATCTACTGGGCAAAAGAGGTGACGTTTGATTATTCTACAAACCATGCAGTTAGAGTGGACTATATGAAATTTGTTCCAGTGAACAATAGTGTTTCCGGGATAGAAAAAGGTGATTGCTATTGCTATGAAATCAAGTCATCTATTGAAGATTTCAAATCTGGCCATGGATTGAATTTCATTGGAGATTACAATTATTTGGTTATGCCAGGGGAATTAGCTGCAACAGTATCTTTGAAAATCCCGTATCATGTAGGAATATATGTCCCAGAAGGAAACGAACTTATATGTGCCAAGAAAGCCAAACGAGCCAACAGAGCGAGGCCTGTATCTGAAATACTTCTGATGATGTTTCGGTCTGCAAACAGAGATTACAGGAAAACGGTAAAGAAACTGGAGGAGATGAAGAATGGCTGAATATGTCAAAAAATCAGATGTAATAAAAATCATGGAGGATAATTCTTACATTATGGAAGTGTTTGGTGTTAAAAAGAAAATGATTGATGGGTTTGCGATGTGTTGCGATTTTGCAGACTTAAAAATTGTTGAGATTGATGATGAAGAGGAGAACTAACATGCAGCAGAGAAGAAATTGGATGTGATGAAAAATGAATAAATGTTGCGCTAGCCAAGATGGAATATGTAGAAACTATATCTTATTCGGTACTAAATGCGATGGATATAAAGAAAAATGCACACTGAGGCCATGTTATAAAAACCTCGAAAAGATGGCAAAAGGTTATCAACATAATTTGAGAAAAATGTTTGGAGTGGAGGATTAATATGAAACCAGAAGAAGCATTAAAAGAATTAAGCTATGATAGCACGGCTTATGGTGGTAAATGTACGCATGAAGTTAGAATGGTTGCAGTTAAGGCATTAAAAAAGCAGATTCCAATGAAAGTTTTGTACGAAGATGTTGGATATGACTTTCATCGTGATGTAAACCTGTACGCCTGCATATGCCCGTCATGCGGACTGCATATTATTGAGTTTTCGGATATTGATGTAGATTCTGGGTGTAACAGCGATAGTCCAGAAGATATGTTTCGTTCTAGCATGGTGCATCATGCGTATGTTGGCATGAATAATTATTGTAACAGGTGTGGACAGAAATTAGATTGGAGTGAGGAAAAATGATAGAAATAATATAAAAACTGATAATATGCCACTTGATCGGAGATTATGTTCTTCAAAACGATTTTATCGCAAAAACTAAAGGAGAAAACTGGTATCACTTACTGGTTCATTGCCTTCTTTATTCAGTTCCTTTTTACATAGTGTTCGGGTGCTCATGGAAACTTGCTTTTGTAATGGCTATGCATATAGTAATTGACCCTTTAAAGGCACGATACAACAAGATAAGTTACATGGCAGACCAAATTATACATTATGTGACACTTTTAGTTTATTTATTCTAAAAAAGGCAGGAATTATGGCAGATAAAACATGCAAAACTTGTATTGAAAACGACAACGGGCTGTGTGACCGCAAAGGCATCCTGATAGAGGAAGATGATAGCTGTGAAAATCACACAAAAAACTGGATGGACTCTTTAATGGAGAAATTCATCCGAAAATCAATGCGGTAAGGACGGAAATGTCCTTGTCAGACGGGAAGGTGGCTAAATGACAAAGGTGAGTTGGATTCGATTAGAAATAGATATGTTCGATAACAAAAAAATCCGGCATATCAGAAAACTTCCAGAGGGGAACAACATCGTTCTAATCTGGATGATGCTCCTGACGATGGCAGGGCGTTGTAATTCAAACGGGATTATTTTTTTGACAGAGAATATTCCATATACAAATAAAATGCTGGCTGACGAGCTGGACTTTGATGAGAGTGTGATCGAACTTGCACTTACAATTCTTGAAAAATTCGGCATGATAACCAGAGATGGAACATTGCTTTCAATTCCCGGATGGGAAGAGCATCAGAATATTGACGGGCTTGAAAGAATCAGAGAGCAGACAAGAAAACGGGTTGCCGAGCACAGAAAACGCCAGAAAGAATTATCAGAGGAAGAACGTACGCCGAAGATTCCAGAGCAGATTTCTTGCGAAAAAGATTTAGTCAAGCCCGGAGATGTTCAGAAAGTTGTTGATGAATGGAACAAGCTTCAGCAGTTCGGGATTCAGCCAATCGCAAGAATGACAGCAAGGCGAACGCAAATGCTGAAAGCAAGAATCCGAGAATATGGCATGGATAAGGTAATGGAAGCTCTGAGGAACGTAAAAAACAGTGACTTCCTTATGGGGAAGAAAACTGATTTTATGATAAATTTTGAATGGTTTGTGAAACCAAACAACTTCTTAAAGATACTCGAAAACAAATACCACAACAGGGAGGATATGCGAAATGGAGCTGACGCAACTCAAAGAAATGTCGAACCAATCATCCCACTTGGAGAATGGAATGGAGAAGAATCAGACACCCCGTTCGCTTGAATGCCCTGAATGCGGGGACAGCGGGTGGAGATGGGTAAGAGATGCAAGTGGTATTCCCTATTGCGAGGAATGCCCTTGCGGAATCAGAAAAAGAATAATCCTTGAAAATCAATTGAAATTTGCAGAGCTTCCAAACGTGTTTAAAGGCTCAAATTTCAATGATTTGAAGTCAAGTGTATATTTGAACGCCGAGAGCCGAAAAGTATTTTCTCAGGCGGCTCAGGCGGTAAATTACTGGTTTAAAAATCTTCCTGATATGCAGAAGAAAGGAATAGGGCTATACCTTTTCTCAAACGCAAAAGGTTCTGGCAAAACCAAAACAGTATGCAGCTTGGCGAATGAAATTATGAAGAAATACCAGAAGCCAGTAAAGTTCACCACATCCCTCAGGATTCTTGATGAGATCAAGAATACATGGGGAGACAAAGGGAATACGGAAGGAAAGTTGATAGAGGATTTGTCCAGAACAGAAATCCTTATCATTGACGACTTCGGCGCTGATTCTGGTAAGGAGTGGATTAACGAAAGATTCTATAGCATTATCAACGGGCGGTATGTCGACAGGAAAATCACTATATTCACGAGCAACTGCCAGATATCAGAACTGAAATATGACGAGAGAATCACAAACAGGATTCTGGAGCGATCACTTGAAATCCCATTTCCAGAGGAATCTGTCAGAGAACATATAGCACAACATTTGAAAATGAAGATGGTACAAGGAATGCGAGGTAAAGAGAATGAAAATAGCTGTTAAACCATGGGGCGAAATGTCTTTCAGAGAAATTCAGAATTTAAAAGAAAAGCAATGTAAGCATTGTGATTATTTTTCAAAGAATAATTCTGGAGGGTTATCATATGGAACTTGTGATTACATCCTTATCAATGATCACATGAGAGGATGCCTACCGACGGAATGTGTAATGAAAAGGATTTTTAAAAGAAGAACAGGAACAAAAAGAAGAGCAGCTTTGAGAATTTAAGCCTTTGAAAGGAAAAGAAATGAGAACAATAAGTGAAATGTATAAACGTTCCGGCGGAACTGCGTATCAGCACAATTGTTCTGAGTGCAGATTTTATAGGGACGGAAAGAGAGGAAAATGTCTGATGTACGGCGGCGATCGGGACTGGCATGGAAATTTTATTGCTTGCAAATTCTTCAATCTCGAAGATGATATGCCGGAAGGACAGATGAATATTTTTGATTATGTGTGAAAGAAAGGAGGAACGAGGAGCCGCTGGCCAGCGAAAGGATATCCCGGTTCCTCCTTATTTTTTATGAATAATGACGACTTGAAATATGCAATTGAGAATGGTATCATCAATTTGTCTCACATACAAGAGCAAGTTGAAATGAATAAAAGGGAAGAAATTTTAAAAGAATACAGGGACAGCATATGGAAGGCATCTGACGGATATTGGAAAATCCGTATGACTTATGACGAAACCGGACAGCGAAAGATGTTCAAACGTCGGTCTAAACAGGATTTAGAGGACTTGATCGTAAAGACGCACCGTGAGAAAGCAGAGAACCCCAAAATTAGGAGTGTGTTCGAGGAATGGGCGCAGCGCAAGGTTGATTTGAATAAGATTTCAATACAAACTTATCAGAGATATCAGCAGGACTTTAATCGTTTTTTTGGGACCATGGGAGAACGCAGAATTAAAAACATTGAGTCAGAGGATATCAGCAATTTCCTGGAAGAGCAGATCAGTGAACACAATCTAACCGCAAAGGCATTCTGTAATCTCAAGACAATTACCAGAGGCACCCTAAAATGGGCAAAGCGCAACAAGCTGATTGATTGGAACGTGCAGGAATTATTCTATGACTTGGATGTCACCGATAAATCTTTCAAAAGAAATATCAAAGAAGATTCGGAAGAAGTATTCAACGACGCTGAAATGGACAGGATGATTGACTACTTGAAAGACAATCAGGACATAGTAAATCTTGGCATTATGCTTATGTTCGTAACCGGGCTGAGAGTTGGGGAGCTATGCGCTTTGAAATGGAATGACTGGCTACCACATATCAGTACGATTAAAGTCAGAAGAACGGAAGTAAGGCATTTTGAAAACCATAAAGGCATTTTTGAAGTCAAAGACTTTCCGAAAACAGAAGCAGGCGTAAGAAATGTAGTGGTTCCTCAGGGGTGTATATGGATATTACAGAAGCTTAGAAATATGTCGACATTCTGCGAATATATATTTTCCAAAGATGGAAAGCGATTAAATACTTATTCGTTCAGGAACCGGTTAAGAACAGTGTGCAAGAAAACTGGCTGTATTCAAAAATCACCGCATAAAATACGAAAAACATATTGCACGATATTACTCGATCACAGCATAGATAATCAGATGGTCACATCACAGATGGGCCACACAAATATTTCGTGTTCCGAGAACTACTACCACAGAGACCGAAAGGATCTCAAGAAGAAACAAAAAATCATGGACAGCATAGATGAATTTATGGTAGTATCAAGATAGCTTTTTTTTGAGAGGGAACAGCCAGGGAACAAAAAGGAACACCCTGCAAAAAGTTAGAAGCATTGGTTTTATAGGAAAAATAGCAGTTTAAAGATACGTTCGATTCCCGTACTGGCTGCTAACGAAAACCTTGTAAAATCAAGGTTTTTTGTGCTTTTTAGAGGTGTTTAAAAGTTCGAGGGAACAGGCTAGGGAACAGGTAAGGAACAAGAACAAATATTCGAATTAAAACCATAGGAGGAAAACTTGTGTGTGAGACACAGGAAAAACCATCGTAGACGGCAGAAATGCGGTCTTTTTTTGTTTCCCAAATTATGTTAATATGGTTGTATGGAGGTGGTGTTGTGGTACATACCGCATATGATGTAATGAAAGAATATCTGATAACCGGTGCAGAACTTGATGGACAATTTCAGATACCAATACTGCCGAAAGTAGATTTCTCAGCAGGCAAGTCGATTGACTTTGCGTCTTCAAAATCCAGATCATTGAAAGGTCACAAGGACCTGACCGTAAATTTTTACATTGACGACAAAAGCTTTCTACAGGTATGGAATCAGCCTGACCAGTACATTGAGCACTTAAAATGTTTCAATTCAGTTTGCAGCCCAGATTTCACAATTGCTTCCGGGATGCCAAGCGCGTTGAACATCTACAACCTGTACAGAAACCATGCTTTAGGCTATTATTGGGCGATTATGGGCGTTAAAATAATTCCGTCCGTAAATATTATCAGTCCGAAGGAAATGCCGTGGATATTTGATGGAACGCCGCACAGAAGCACTGTATCATGTTGTACCAATGGCAGAGTGCGGTCAAAGTCTGCCAGAATGGAGTTTTGCGAGAATTTTAAGGAAATGCTAGACGCAATAGAGCCGACAAAGGTTGTGATCGTAGGTATCGTGCCGGATGAACTCAATGTGGATGTGCCAATTATAAACCTCAATTCACGAAGCCAGAACATGAAGGAAGTGTTCAGAAAGGAGTAGGCATGGGAACCATCAGCAGGGAATCAGCGAAGCGCAGGAATAAGGAAACGAGCCGGCAGAAAAGACGTAGGAGTAAGATTTCTGATATTACAAGAAGAAAGAATACCACTGGAAAAGATGAATTGAACGTGATGAGATAAAAATTTACATCACGCCGAGGTACGTTATAGGGATTTATATACAAAATGCACAAAATAAAAAAGTCGCAGGTCTGAATTAGCTTCAGATTTCTGCGATTTTTTTCAGATTTTCCCAGCTCAAACCGTCCCGGTTTTGATGCTGTTTCTGACTTGTCGTACATTTTCTTGGGGCCTTTGTCCCTCCCGGGACGGTCCCGGAAACATCCGGTCGATCAGGAACAGACCGCCACCGGAAGCCCACGAAACCGCACCGCCCGGCATGATCTGGCAAAACCAGAGCCAAACAACACAGCTCGCCGGGGATAACCCGGGAGCGGACCGGGAACAGCTGTGGAAGTACCGAACCAGTACCAGACACAGCCAGAACCAAAACCAATTCTAATAGAACACTATAAAACACGTTTAAAAGCGTTTTCATGCAACTACGGTAAAATATACAGGGAACACATAAAACACGCTTAAAAAGCCAAATACGGCGTTATAGAAGTATTTAAGGTACAGTCGCCCAAACAAAAACGTCTAAAAGCGTACAGAAATAAGACCGCCGGAACGATCATCAACAAAGTCCGCATAGCTTCGCACAGTCTGGAAGTATAAAGACCAGACCGGGCAAAGCGTCCGCGCAACTATACAAAATAATAATAACCCCGTTGTGCTCTGCCGTCAATCCCTGTTATTAACTCGATATTTGAAGATTTAATGCGGTTTTATATACTTGTGATAAAATATACCGGAATCGCGCTAAAAGCCGTTAAAACGTCAAATAGGAGCTAATACAACTATATGTAATTGCCAATGTGCATCAAACCGGAGAACAATCCCCGGCGAAGTCCCGGCACAGGTCGCGAACCACCGCCGCCCGGAGCGGATGCAGGACACCAGAAAAAGAGCAGCGCTTTACTGCTCTAAATCAGAATATTTTTCTAAAAAATTCAATAGTTCCGAATCTGTAAGGCTTGCAGCTTCTTTACAGATTTGGTCATATTCTCCAATATATTCCATCGACCCGGCTACAACCTCAATTGCAGCCTGTTCTAATTTTTTTCTTTTAGCTTTCGACATAATATCACTCCTCTATGCTTTTTATGAAAAACACAAAATTATAAACTTGTTCTTCTTTATACTCACACTAATAATTTAGTTGCTTTCGTTTTTTGCATTTTTGCAAACTCGATTTCCGTATAGTTTTTCCCGGTCACCTCGTTTATAAATGCCAAGATCCCGGCTTTTGTAAAATCGAAGCGGGTAAAGTCAAATCCTGTTTGCGCAAGCCTATATTCATAAGAGCACCCACAGCCCTCAGCGCCGTAATATGTGCCATCGACATGTAATGCGTTAGGCTGTACCACTGGGTACCCTTTTTTATTTGCGTCGTGTCTCTGGTAGCCGCCAAAATCTGCAACAACGCGCAGACCGTCCAGCGTGTCAAATTCTGCACGAACTCTGCAATTCGGCACGTCTGAGCCGTTTCTGTAGCCTGTTCCCGTGCATCCGTATTCTACTAATGTTAATTTTTTCATGTTTTTAATCCTCCTGATTTTATTTTAAAAGGCCGCCGGGGAAATGCTCCCCGGTACGCTTGCCGGCCTAATTTTCCGTAAGTCTTTTGAAAATATCAATTGTAAGAGTTGCAAGCCCTCTTTTCTTGTCTGACATATAACCATGTCTTTTACTTCTCAGCGCTTTTTCAGCAGTTTTCAAACTGTTTACACCGTAAGATGCGGCTTTTTGAAGTGCCTTGCATTCTTCAGAAGTAACCGGAACAGCTTTCAATGTATCGGGATTAATGGAAAAATCTTCTTTGTCTCCTGGGCGGAGCATCTGGCAAATAGGAATATAAAAATCCGTCCCCATGTTTTCGCCAATATTCCAAACAAAGTAGTTACCCGGGATTTTCTTCACAATTTCAAAAGTATGTGTATTCCACAAAGATGTAGAAATGATTTTGTTTCCCTCGATTTTTACTGTTGCGTATGCCATATTATTTACCTCTCTTTTTCTTATTTTTTTTGAAATCCGGCGGTTGCGTTGGGGCTACGGCTTGACCGCCGCCGGAGGGAATTATTTAATTTTTGTATCTGTCCAGATGCCGAGAAGAGAACGGAAACGGTTTTCTTCATCAACCGAAAATCCACCGTTCTGAATATGGAATATTGCGTAATCTCCATATTTTTCATTTATATCCTGAATGAAGTTATAAAACTCCTCAAACCGTTCCAGATCGTCAACCCTCAGACAGTAACGCTTGGCTGACGGGTTCGGGAGCTGGTGCATGAAGTCCTCGGCGGTTACCGGGCTTGCGAATGCACCGGAAACGTTTATTTTGCTTTTGCGGTCGTCCTGTGTGGAACGGTCTACCATGTTAAATACTACCCAGTTAAGATTGTTTAAATAATTGTTCTTCATTTTGATTTCCTCTCTTTTCTATAATGAATTATATTTTTCAAGAATTTCTCTTGTAATTCTCGAATGTGCTTTGCAGTGTCTGAACTTGTATCTGTGAGCTATTTCGTGAGAAATTACACTCTCTAATGTTTCGGGCTCGATGTCGAACCCACCGTTAAAAATAGACTCATATTTTTCATGAATGAAATAATTGTCAATTGTTATAAAACAATCAGCTTTCGGGCTTTCAGAGTCACTGGTATAAAAGAGTCCTAAGGCGTCTCTATTTCTTCGGGACATTTTTTCGTGATCTCGGTTTGTGATTTCCAGCCCATCAGTTTCTGGGAGTTTGTGAAACTTAGAAACTACGGAGAAAAACCAATGCAATTCGTCTGCGGTTAATTCAGTTTCGTTTCCGTAGAAATCTGTATATGTATTTCCAAACTTCATTTCGTTTCCTTTCTGCCCTGCCATCATCAGCACCGGGAGGGCGGTCCCGGTGGACGGCCATTTCTGACCGTTTCGGCTATCCGTTTATTACCGCATCTATGGTGTTCCATGCCTGTTCATAGTTTCTTAATACTTCGCCCTTATGAGGCCCTATTAGAATAACGGTTCCCCACTTTGGAACACTAATTCTATCGGTCATCATTTTTTTATCAGGTACATATTTCACTTTAAATGCCCTAAGCGCCTTCATTACGTATCGTTTATATTGTTTCTTTGTCATGTCTATTACCTCTTTTCTTAAATTTCTGAAATAAGTCCTTCAGCTTCTTCTAAGTTATCAAATGCTTCTTCGATATCTGAAATATATTCTTCCATCTGTTCGCCGCGTTCACCGTACTGGAAATTTTCTGGAAGATTGTCAAACGCTTCCTGTTCTTCGTCTTTTACTTCGTCCAGGATGTCTTTGGCCTGCGCGATTAGTTCAAGCGCATCAGCCAATCTCTTTCTTCTGATTTTATTCATATCCATTTTCCTCTCTTTCCTCCGGCTTTGTGTCCGGGTTGTTTGTTCTCTGTTGATGGTTATATATTAGCATAGTTTAATAATGGTGTCAATGGCATAGTTTAATAAAATATATTATTTTTAAAATAGTGTTTTTTCTGCACATATAATAGGAAATAAAAAATATCGAAATAAAAACCCATAGCCAATTGACGCATAGTTTAATAAATGATATAATCAAAGCAAACAATAACAGGAGGATTAATGAATGGCATTTAAAGAGAAAGAAAAGGAACTTTCATATATTGCACAATATCAAAAAGACAAGTACGACCGTATAACAGTAATGGCACCAAAAGGAACCAAGGAAGACGTAAAAAGAGCAGCCGATCTAAAAGGCGTCAAGATGTCTGCATTCGTTCTGGAGTGTATACAGAAAGAATTGGAAAGAATGAAAAATTAGTAGAATAGTTTAATAAAATACTTGACGCATAGTTTAATAAATGATATACTGTAACCATAGAAAGGAAGTGGTTACAGGAATGAGCAATTTGTTTAACGTTCCAGTCAAAGACGGCATAGGGATATACACAATCACAAATCAACAAAGCGGAAAGAAATATATTGGTTCTTCATCTGAACTTTTAGCAAGAGCTAGGCTACACAAGAATGGTATTTTACGAAAATATCATAGCAACAAAGACATACTGGAAGATGCTATAAAAGGATGTGATTTTCGTTTTGAAATCGTCAAAATAATTGATGGTTCTGATTGCACAAGTTTTGACGAGTTGAGAAATAAAATGCTTCTGGAAGAATACAGAATGATAAAAGAAGCGATTTTGAACAGTGAAAATTTATACAATCGCGAAACAATAAACGTAGTTAATGGGAGATTGAAGCATATAAAAGAGAATCAAGAAAAGGTCTTAAAAAGGAAAAATGAAGTGTATGAGATGTTAAAGCTCCCGAATGATAAATTGATATACACATATAAGCATAACATATATGCGAAACATGAATTAAAACTATTCGAAGAAGAAATCTTAAAAAGAATGAGTTGAACCAATCACGCAGCCCCAGGAGGGGCGGAACGGAGGACAAAAATGAGAAAAGAAGATTTGCTTAACAAGAAAAATGAAACTGCTGAAAACTTACAGTGGTACGTTAGAGACGTTATCACAGACGAGGACTTGAAATGTTTTTCAATTCCTCAGCTTGAAAGATTGATTAATCTTGTTGAGCGGGCTGAGGCATTTCGCGAAAAACGTGAAAGTTTTTGTGCATTATCAGTAAATGAAGTGGTACAGAAGAGCACCGGACGAATTGCATATTTTGAAAACTCTGGAGAAATCCGGGAAGAAACTCCCGAAGAGTGTATGCAGGGAGCTGCTCGACAAGGGTATATCAATTACCTGAATGGCAACGAAAAGGCGTAACTAAAACAGTTACGCCCCGCTTGATAAGACCTTACAATCTTATTTTAACATATTTCAACTCAACGTCTCGCCGTTGATCGGGACGACTCCCAGTGAAATCATGGAACACCGGGAAACAACAATAAAAATTGCTGATATCGAAATTATATGTCAGCGCAGGGGAAAAGTCAAGGAGAAAATAAACATGAAATTAAACACATTGTCATATGTCCTCTGTTCCGAGGACACAATTGAAGCTGGTAAAGAATATTTCTTCGGTCAGCTCTGGGATGGAAACGGGGACGGCGAGGAACTTTTGGAGTCCGGAGCAATCGCCGTATACCAGAACGGTGAGGAGTACATTGTTGATTTCGAGATTCTGGAAGCTGCGGAAGATATTTTACAAACCCGTGTTAAAGTTACCGGGATTAACTAGGAGGAGAAAAATGAAAGAATTTGAATTAAAACAGGTGGCGCGGAACAATTCCGAAAACTTCGGATGTTCCAAAGTCACAGCAGCTTGGCTGTGCGGCACAGAAGCCCAGAAAGAGAATTTTATAAGTTCTCTGGGTGAGAACTGGGTGAGAATCCCGGCGGAACTCGTTGACGAAACCGCCGAGCAGAATTTTATTTCATATGCTCGGGCATAAGGAGGAGGAAAAAAGATGCTAGAAAGAAAAATTGATCGAGCAATTGAGAAAGAAGCAATGAAAACCGGGAAGATGGGAACCGAACCAGTGACCGTAGAAATGACACTGACAAGTGGAGAAATCGAGGAGTTTAGAAACCTCGAAAAATATGACAGTAAAAATTATTTCTGGGAAGTTGAGGACAATACTCTTAGAATTTCCTACACCGAAGAAATTTAAGAAAATGGAGGAAAAGAAGATGAAGAAAACAATTGATTTATTAAACAAAGCTGTAAAAATGGGATTTGACAGAGAACAGGCACTTGCAGACATAGACGCAAGTCTTGACGCCGAACTCGAGGAAAGGCAGCCGTTGATGGAGGAAGAAATACCGGAAGACCTGTACAATGGCATCCTGTGCGGATTTGTACAAGAGAGGGAACTGGATCAGAATGATTAAAAGAATATGTTCTGTCTGCGGCAAGGAGTTTAGCGGCGGAAGTGCCGCCGCTAAGTACTGCTCGGAAGCCTGTAGAAATACGCCTGTTTTTACGGACGAATTTAACGGCGAGGTGCACGGACAATTAAAAGTTATAAACGCATATAGGAAAAATAGGCGTTTATATGTTGTGTGTCGCTGTAAATGTGGAAACACATGCACTATGCGCTATGATGCTATAGCGTCCGGGAAAAATGTGTCGTGCGGATGCGTAAACAGGGAACAAAACTATTTAAAACCGGCAGATTTGGCCGGGAAAGTTAACAAATACGGATGCAAGGCAATTAAATATCTGGGAGCTGGCAAAGAGGGTTCAGATTGGTTATGCCAATGCCCTTGTGGGAAGGAATTTAAAGTTCCTGCGGGGCGTTTTTACAAGATTCAATCATGCGGATGTGCTAGACTTAGGAGCTGGGAAGAAAATATTATAAAAGCTCAAAATACAGTAAAAGAGGGGTTTGAGAAAAATACTTCGGTATTATCTATAATGCCAAGAAAAATGTTAAAAAACAATACGTCTGGGGTCAAAGGTGTTTATTGGGATAGAGCAAGAGAAAAGTGGGTTGCGCAAATAGAATTTCAAGGGAAAAATTATCGTCTCGGCAGATTTAACGACATTGAGGACGCCGCGGCGGCACGCAAAGAAGCAGAGAAAGCGCTATTCGGAAATTTCCTCGACTGGTTCCGCGAAGCATACCCGGAAAGATGGAAAAAATTAAACAAGTCAAAAACAAGGAGCGAAAAGTGAGATCAGTAATGATACAAGGACATATGGACGCCGCCCGGTTTTCAATGCCGGGATGGAATGGCAAGCGGGGCGAAATATACCCGCTTCCGCCTTTTTCTACAGTTGCTGGGATGGTCCATTTTCTTTGTCAGTGGGATAGCTGGCATGATATGAAGATATCTGTATCCGGCAACGGAGTCATGAACAAGCCGAAAATTTGCATGAGGTGGCGTGGCGGAGCTGTCGCAGGATCAGAGACAGAGGAGTTTAAGCAGCGTTTTCCGGTCAGGGTAAAATCCGGGAATTCTTTTGTGGGCTGGGTTAATACACCGATTTATGAAAGCGTGGTGTCTGATCTGGACCTGCGGCTGCATATTATGCCGGATAACCAGGAAGAAGTTGACGTAATTTACAGAAAAATCTTAAATCCCCGGACATTTCCAAGTCTGGGACGGCATGAGGACTTGATAAGAATTGACAACGTGCAGGTTGTTGACGTTTTGCCAGCACAGGAAATGACACTTGATATGTGTGCTTATGCACCGGCTACAGTAGAAACGCCCGGAACTGTGTACACAGTTCACAAAGATTATACGATCAGTAAGGGAAAGCGAAGATTTAATGATGTTCGAGCAAAATATTTAGATAGAGGAACGAAAGTAATTACAGATTGTGATAATTTAAACAATCCTTGTTTTTTCATCTGATTTATAGTATTATTTAGACAACAATTACTGATGTAATTGAATGTAAATTTGAAATAGTACTGAATAAGTGCAAATTTTAATATCTCCATTTTGGAAAGACGCAAAATAAGCCCCCGGGACTATCTCCCGGGGGCTTTTGCTGTCTTATTCTGGCGGCGTAACGACGGCGCGGCACTCAGCCGGTAAACAGCCCCACCGCCGAAGCTGTTAAAATACATTTATCACAAAACCGCCGAAGTTGTCAAGCAAAAATTTTTTTTATTTTGGGACTTGATTTTTAAAACCGACGTGGATAAAATAAAATCAACGACAGGCGACGGAACTCAGGAGGGGAGCGGTAGCCAGAGCACGAAAAGAATAAGATTTTAACAGCCAGATCACGCCGGACAAGGTGCCGGAAGGTCTGGCTTTTTGTGCGCTATATGCCGGAAAATTTCCGTATTACAAGACGTATAAATATATAATAACTGTTTATATAATCCCCTCCAAGATTTTAGAGACCTAGAGTTTATTAATATACATGCTATACAGTACCGTATAGATATATAGAGTTAATAAGAGTAATGTAACAGTAAAAATAAAATCAAATAGACTGTTGACAGTGATCTAAAAGTATGATAAAACAGAATTAACAATTGAATAAGTCGAAAGGCAATAATGATAATTAAGACTATTAGACGACTAAAAACCGTAGCAGACGGAAAGAAAAGGAACAAATAAGAGTTCTGAAAAAGTATCTGCAAACGTGTTTTTTGTCGTCTTTTTTATTTCAATTTTTTGGAGGTGATACAGTGAAAAAGAGTAATACAACAGTAACAGAACAGGGAATAGAAGTGTATGAGAATGATATATACAGGCTTGTGGATGAATATATAAACACTGTGTTACAAGTAACTCCAGAAGAATTTGACACACAGAAAGAGTATAAGGCTGTTGTTGCTGATAGCTTTGTAGATATGATCTTTTATATTGCTGATAGAATACCAAAACCAGGTACAGAGAATATAGAATTATTAGATAATATATTTAGTGTATATGTAAGAATATGTACTAAATACGGAGTGTTACCAACGCTAGAAGTATTTAGCTTTTTGGTAGGAATAGAGCGCAGAACGTTTACTAAATGGTCTAACGGACAGTACAGGGCAAGCACATCACACGGCGACACGGTTAAAAAATGGTTCGATATCTGCAAGAATTGCACAGTCAATAGATTGAACAACCAGCCCGGCACAAATGCCAACTTGATTTTTGTTGCAAAAGCAGCTTATGGAATGGCAGAGACGGCACCAGTACAGACAGCACAGCAGGACGGCATACCGCGCCAGACAGCGCAGCAGATCGCAGATAAACACAGGGCGGCGCTGGAACTTCCAGAGATGGAAAAGCCGGAGCTGTAGCAGATCAGAGACCTGAAGAAGTACGCGGAGGGCGGACAAAAGAGCATGGAAACAGCTTAAATAGTGTAAATTGTATAATATGTACAATATAAAAGGACGGTATTTGTTTAATGTGTACATCAATCTATAAAGAAAACTGAAGTTTGTTCCATAGATACATATGTTCTGACTGAATAACCGTTATCACACGTTCCCTTGACCACTGCCGCAGGCCATTAAAGGTCAGCGTTAAGCCAGGGAAGCGGGAACCCATGGGGCGGCGGGCTTCCCTGGTAGCGTCCGGCATGGATACCGGGAGGGGGTGTATATAAGCCCCAGCACACGCCGAGTGAGTACTCCGAGTTCCCGAAAAATTAAAAAAGTCTCCTCTAACAGCAAGGCTTTAAAATTCCGAAAAAACAAAAAAGAGTTCCCCATGGCAGAGATAGTGATTGCAACACGACAAGCCATAAGCCTTAATGGTTTCTCTGCCAGAAAAAAAATAAGGTGATACCAAGAAAGGCAGGTATAAGTATGAAGATAGGATATGCAAAAGAGTCAGGCATTTGGTTTCCATTGTCTGCAAAGAAAAAGATACTTTTGAACGAAGAAATTGACACATTTGTTTATGACTCAATAGATGAAAATAATAATTTCGAACATCTTTGCGAAAACATGAGAAATGGTGATTCGTTGATTATTTGCGGAGTTGATGATATTGGAAATACCAAGGATGAAATCGAAGAAACATGGAGACGACTCCGTGATTTGAATATTGAAATTTATGTGCTTACAGCTCCGATGTTGTTTCAGAGAGAAAACATGACGTTAGAAGAATCATTTATAAGAGACGTGTCGCTTAGCGTACTTGCTTCTCAGGTTGAAATTGCTAATCAGAAATTAAAAGCAATAAATGATTTATGATAACCATTTACATTCACAGAAGGGTAGGAACAAGATGAAGAAAATAGTAAACAATGATGGATATCTTCGGTCAGGGCTGATGGATATTGCTAGACAGTTGCTGAATATCTGTAGCGAAACTGGTGTTTCTAATATTCAGATAGCTACATCACCTTGGAAAGAAGGCGAAGGGATTACACTTTTAGCAAAAGCTGATGACAAACCAATCCTTTCAGTAAAGATGGACGCTGCCTATGAAAAAGAATAACCCTCAGGGCGAATCAATCAGAATCCGGCTCACAGGACAGTTAGAGCGTAAACTTATTGCCGAAAAGAACCGAACCGGCAAAAGCGTATCGCAGATCACCAGAGAAGCGTTGGAACAATATTTCCGAAGGAGATAGGAAAAACGCCGACTCAATTTTTCTCAAAAAAATAAAAAAGAGGTTTTTATATGTCAGAAGAATACAGTAAACGCTTTGATGAACTTCGTAAGAATCGAGTCGAGGTAAGCTATCATAAATACGGTCCTGCTAGGAAGAATTTTAAAACCGGGAACGTGCAGGCACTTCCGTCCATGGAACGGTGTATTGAGAAATATAATTCTACCGGAAACACAGAATATCTCGTGGATGCAGCAAATTACCTCATGTTCGAGTTTATGTACCCGCAGCATCCTAAAGCACACTTCAAAGCTACAGACAGCAAAGATAGCGCAGGGATAGTCGGAATCAGTGTAAAGGAAATGGAGGACTTGAAGAATGAACAGTACTAATGCTCCAAAAGTAAAGATCATAAATCCAGAAGGCTCTGGCTGGAGGGGAACACAATATTTTGTTGACGGAACAGAAATCAATCGTGTAATATCAGCAGACTTTCATGTCGCAGTTGACGAATTACCGACATCGGTTTTTGAATTAATGGCTCTGCCGGATATTGAAATGGAATCCGAAGTAAAATTCTCATACACACCACAGTCCATAGAGGACGCAGTAAGAATCCTGAGGCACGAACTTCTGACACATGGAGAAATTTACAATGGTTTCAAAGCAAGCCTTAAAACAGCGATTGAGAAGTATTGTACATGTGGCCTGCCATTCGAGCCAGAAGACGAAACCGCCGGTAAGATTCTTGATTTTATGATCGGAGAGGAACAGAAAGAATGATTCTCGCAAAAAATGTAGCAGTCATGTTGGATATAGCGTTTTTCACATTGCTCTTAGTGTTTCTTATATCGCAGGACGAAACCGAAAAGAAAAACAATCCAATAGCATCGGCAGTATTTATACTGATGGAAATATGTTTTGCAGTTAATGCAGTTGTGATTTTTAGATTATAAGGAGGACGCGTAAAATGCCAAACGAATTAAAAGAAACTATGGAACTTATGAATAGTGCTGATTATAAGGACAGATTTAAAGCCGAATATTATCAGGTAGCTATCAGGTATCAGAAACTGTCTGCAATGCTTGAAAAATGGGATAAAGGAGTGCTTCCGTTTACTCCAACTTGTCCGAGAAGTACATATAATATACAGGTGAAAGCCATGACCGATTACATTGCAATATTAGAAGCAAGAGCAGTTATGGAAGGCGTAGAACTTTAGGTTATAAGGAGAACCCAATGTGGTTAGCATTCACAATACAAATTCCCCTGTTCATCATACTGATTGAACGGGTGAAAATACAAGAAAAGCAGAAACCTGTCGTTCTCAGGTTCGGGAAAGCCTTTGAATCTGACAGGTCGAGGCATCCAGAGTAGCTTAGGTCTGCGTCAGTGAAATACAATTTCCCAAAGTAACTGGCGTGGACTTAACGGTACAAATATAGACATGATGCTTTCTAAAATTTTATAAAATATATCACTCTATTACGAGTCCGGGTAAAATCCCGGACAAATAATGGGCTATCGCCAAGTGGCAAGGCACAGCACTTTGACTGCTGTATTCGCGGGTTCGAATCCCGCTAGCCTAGTCGGACTATATTGTTTAGCCATGATATAGTTCCCTTCCGAATTGGTTCCATCTATCCCAACGGGGATGATTAAAGGGGCTTCAAATGCCCCGGATGGACTCTGCTTATGCAGAACAGCATTTAGACCCTTTGTTGCGACTGCGAGGGCAAGAATCGCAACAGCAGAGGAAGTTACTCTTGAACTGCAATAACCCTCTGCTTAGGAAACTTAGTTCAGTTGGCAGAACGGTCGGCTCATAACCGACAAGTCACAGGTTCGAGTCCTGTAGTTTCCATTTCTTCCATATGCTGTCTATCCGTTTTATGGACAGAAAAAACTGCTGAATGAGTGTATGTAGATTATTTTCATGAAAGGTGTGTAACGGCACAGCCTGTTCAATGAAGATAATTCCCCGTTCGGCACAGTCTCTGAGTTAAATTGTCGCCAATAGGTGCACGTTGAGGACAGGAAGTTTTCAAGAGACATATAAAAGGTTTCGTCGTTATACACAATGACATGAATATCCAAATCCAAAACAACTCCGTGGGGCTGGCACGGCAGAAAACAGCCTAGTGGAAAGCATAACACGATAAACATATTGCTAACCCGGGGTTTCCGGGTTATGTGGAATGTACGCTAGTGGAAAACTGACAGAGTCGCTCTCTGGTCTCCGGTTCGATTCCGGGCGTTCCGCTTTAATCCGCTGAGAATTAAGCTGTTTGTATACAAGCGGTCTATGTTTCTGGTGGATTTACGCATGAGCGTAAACGTACAACTCACTAGGCGTTTGCGTAAAAAACTTTTTAGAGAGATAAGACCACGGGCCGTGAGAAGTGATAGTCGGCAATTCTAAAAGAACCATCTAGTTCATGCGTTTTACGATGGAAAGGTTGGTACTTATCTGGATATTTTCATCCGGTCCGAAAGCATGTGATGTGGGAATCACCCCAGTTTCTTTTCGGAGAACTGGCCGTTATAGGCGGTATGGAATGTAGCTCAGTGGTAGAGCAATGGCATTGTAAGCTATGTGCCGCAGGTTCGATTCCTGCCTTTCCAATTCCATATAGTGGCGGAATACGTAGACGCTATTGTGGTAGCATAGGTTTAAACCCACAACTTAGGTGACCTTAGCCGGCGGCATGAGAGTAAAAGGGTGGAAATCCCCTCCTATATGGACGTTTGATGCATTGAGTGATAATGCTCTGATTGAAAAGTGGTGGAACTATTGACGGTGATGAATCCGATACAATAGAAAGGCAGACGCAGAGGATAGTACATCGTAATGGGTGAGTATGTGTCTTTGGACATGGGATGTACATGGAAGTTCGAATCTTCCCTTTTCAATTCCAATGAAATGCAATCATTGGAATTTTTCTCTTACTTCGTTCGGTTCCAGTGTTTCTCGTTGGGAGATTTATGCCGTTCAAGTCGGCGCACTGGACTTTTTTAAATTGAGGTGTTAATTATGCAAAAAGAAAAGTGTTGTAAAACATGTAAGAAACATGACGATTTTACATGGGTATGTTTCAACGGCGACAGTGAACACTGCGCTGATTTTACGGAACCAGATTGTGTTTGCGAATTTTGGGAGGAGAATAAGCATGAGTGATTTGTCTGAACTTCTTAATAGTGGCGGTCTTATTATAAAAGAGCTGGAAAACGAACCGCCCATAGACCCTATAAAGGTAGCAAATTGGTTGATTGATCGCGGATTAAAAACTGGAATCCGATTATACGGAAAAAGTGAACTTAGACAAATTGCCAAACACCTTTTAATTTATTGTGGGGACGAATAATGCAAATAGCAGGAAAAGAAATTAAAGACGAATGTTCCAGATGCGGAAATATCCTCGAATGCGAGTTGTTCCGTCAGGGACATGGAATAAAACAGGAACGTGAGAATATAGCGAAGATGATTGAATGCCAGATGAAGCACAGGGAGGAAAGAGAAAAAAATGATTAAAATTTTAGTTCCTGGAACATTAAAAAGAATAAAATGTGGAAAATGCGGAGCATTGTTGCAGTACGATGAAAAAGAAGATGTTAAAGAAGAAGAAAATAAAATGACAAAATCTCCTTCAAAATTTTCGTGTAAACAAAAATTTATTGCATGTCCACAATGCTGGAATAAGATTATTTTAGATCGCGTTTCTGCCAAATAAAGGAGAAATGACTATGTTCAAGAAATTATGCAATCTCTGGATAAAACACAAAACACAGAACCTTACTCGCATTCCGTTGTTCGTAATGACATTTGACTGGAAGAAATTTCAGAAAGACGGTAAAAAAGATAGTTGCACACTATATTCAATACATCCAGACATTGCAAACGACCCGTTCTTAAAAGAAAAGTTGTCTGAATGCGTGGATTATATTCGAAATAACTATGACATGGAAATATTTACTAAGCTTTAAGGGAGGATGCCATGAGAATTGAAGATTTGAAGAGTTGGACAGTAGATCAGTTGAAAGAAGAACTTGTTCGGTTGGCTGATGAGAGAGAAGCAAAGCAACATGAGATTTTAGACAAGGATAATAAAATCAATCAACGAGCTTCAGGCTGAACTGGATAAAATGTGCGCTTATAACAATGAGTTAAAAAGACAGGTGGACGAAAAGGCAGATACACCATTTTACGACGAATCTGTAGAAATCGCAAAATATCACAGGCAGCACCAGGACGACTGCGTTACAATTAACCAGTTGCATACAACACTTGACGTTCTGATTGACCGATATGCGAATCTGAGAAAGATTCATGGACTGAGCTGATGAGAATTATTTATTCAGGCTCGGACATTGATTTTCTTGACACCACATACAATATCGAGGGAGAATGCCACCGAATGAACATCCCGACTAGGTTTTATCCAGACAGACGCTTGCTTCTGGCAGGGAATACGACCGTAATATACAACAAAACGGAAAATCTTTCTAAAACATGGAAAGCAGATTACATCGGGGACAATTATTTGACAATTTTGACATTGATCAGAAAGGACAACGGTAAATGAGCATTAAAACAGCACTTGAATCAGAAGGAGTAGACTTCTCTGAATATATGAATATACCCGAACCATGGGACGGCTCAGCACAAATTAAAATGGAAAATGGTACAAAATGGGTGATTTGCCCGTTTTGTGGAAAGAAAGCCTTAAAGATTTTCCCGACCACAAAGATTTATCGGATGCCGTACAAATGTAAGGGTAGCAACTGCAAGAAAGAGTTTATGGTGAATGTATGAACAAAAAACGGATTAAATGCTTCTTGACAGGTGGATGCAAGTTCAAAAGTTCTGATACAGAATCGAAATGTAATGACAAAGAAAAGACTTGCACTATTACGGAAACTTGCTACAAATGCGGGAAGAAGTACACTGCTGTATTCACTTACAAACAGTTAGGAATTCCAGTGAGGTGAAGGGAGAGTTTATGAAGAAAATATTTTTTGCTGTGTTATTATTAATGATGCTGTTTGGATTAACAGCATGTCAATCGACAACAAAGAGTTTGGGTGGGACAACCACAATAAAATTAAAACCAGGTGTAAAACTGGAAGAAATCACATGGAAAGACGATGATTTGTGGTATCTTACTCGACCAATGAGAGATAACGAATCAGCTGAAACACATACATTTGACCAGTCAACTGATTTTGGTTTCGAAGGTCAAGTAATTATTATTGAAAAGAATAAATAAATAAATCAGTCAGAGAGCCAGAAAGGAGTGCCATTATGAGCAACTTGAAGATATTTACAGAAAACATCGAACCAGAAGCGTTAAATCAGATTTATACATTGATAAAACAGCCTGCATTTTCTGAATGTAAAGTACGAATCATGCCAGATGTTCACGCAGGAGCAGGGTGTGTAATTGGATTTACTGCTGATCTCGGAGATAAAGTAATTCCGAACATTGTTGGTGTGGACATTGGATGTGGAATGCTTACAACACAAATTCCTGCCGATGTGGGGACAATAGATTTAAAAAACCTTGACAAAGCAATAAGAAACAATGTTCCGGCAGGAAGAAATGTACGTGACGAAATCATAAATTTTGAAGAATTAGAAGAACTTCACTGCTTCCATCAGCTTAAAAATATCGAATGGATTCGCAGGAGCCTTGGTACGCTTGGGGGCGGAAATCATTTTATTGAAGTTGACACTGATTCAAAAGGGGTAAATTATCTTGTAATTCACACTGGAAGTCGGAATCTTGGGAAATAAGTAGCTGAAATATATCAAAAAATTGCCATAGAAGACATGCAGGGTACAGACAAGCTCGAAACTGAAATACAAAAATTGGTGAAAGAATACAAGCGTTCTGGCAGACGCAAGGAAATCCAACATGGCATTGACGAATTAAAACGAAAATGGAAGCCAGACAAACTGGGTATTCCGAAAGAATTGTGTTACTTGACAGGAGAACACAGAAAACAATATCTGCATGATATGAAAATTTGCCAAGAATTTGCAAGAATAAACAGAAGATGTATACAGAGTGCTATATTTTACAATATGAATTGGACACTCCAAAGAAATACATGGTTTGATACAATTCATAATTATATTGACCACGATACAAACATTGTTCGCAAAGGTGCAATATCAGCTAGACATGGTGAAAAAGTTCTTATCCCAATGAATATGCGAGACGGATGCATTATCGCATTCGGGAAAGGAAACGAGGACTGGAATTGTTCAGCCCCGCATGGTGCAGGACGTATCATGAGCCGATCAAAAGCAAAAGAAAACATATCGTTAGAAGAATTTGAGAAGTCTATGAATGGGATATATACAACATCCGTTCAGAAATCTACGATTGATGAAAGTCCTATGGCTTACAAACCACCGAAAGAAATTATTGATAACATCAAAGATACCGTAGAAATAGTTGATATTATCAAACCTATATATAACTTCAAAGCAAGTGAATAACAGTCAAAGAGCCACATGAGAGCCAGACTAAATCCTAAGAAGAAAGGAGGTCTGGCTCTATTTTTATGCAAAAATTCACAGAAGGTTCGCTTGAATGGTATCGGTCGATTTTAAATCAAATTATTAATGGTGATATGACAGTCTATCAAAACCAGAAAGACTGCCTTGATCTGCTGTTAAATATGAATATTGACCTTCCTTTCAAGGATAATCCAGATGCGCAACAGATGGGAATAAAGGTAAGCCAGTATGCACACAATATCGCGGAAAGGCAAGCTGCTATTACTGGAAGTGGAGATTTTGACGATATTTACTGGAAATATTTGCTGTTGGAAGCACCATGGATTTTTGAAAGCTATTTGTATTACATGGAAAAGAATAGGCCTGACAGTAAGAAGTTTTACGTTCCAAGAAAAAAGACACTTCAAGTAGTTGCCCAAGATTTACAAGATTTGGAAGAGAGAAAAATTGAGTTTTACGGTTTGTCGCTTCCAAGCCGAGTTGGGAAAAGCACCATGTGCATATTTTTTATGTCATGGATAATGGGTAGAAGACCAAATAGTCATAATGCCATGGGCGGTCACTCCGGAAAACTGGCTAAAGGATTCTATGGCGAACTGCTCAATCTGATCAATACGCAAGAATATACATATTCAGAAATATTTCCGACTTTAAAATTGCAGAAACAGAGTGCAGATGATTTTGAAATCAATCTTGATAAACCCGACCGCTTCGCGACTATGACTTGCCGAGGAATTGAAGGAACATGGACGGGTGCTGTCGATATTTCTCCTGACGGATATTTGTATGTGGATGACCTTGTAAGAGACAGACAGCATTCATTAAGCCCTACTCGACTGGAAAATACATATCAAGAATATCTAAATAAAATGGTTGACCGTAAAATTGATGGGGCAAGAGAGCTGATGGTTGGAACAAGATGGAATCTGTACGACCCATTAGGAAAGATTGAAAAACTCAATCGAGATAATCCGCTGTATAGGTTCCGCAAGATTCCTGCCTTGAATGACGATGGTGAATCAAACTTCGAATATGATTATGGAGTTGGCTTTTCTACAAAGTATTATGTGGATATGAAAGCCAGACTTGATGCTAACGAATGGGAGGCTAAATATCAACAGAGACCATTTTTACGAGAAGGGATTATATTTGCAGAAGATGAATTGAGATATTACAACGGAATTCTTCCCGAAGGCGGTTTTGTGAGAAATATATCTGCTTGTGATGTGGCATGGGGTGGTGGCGACAGTTTGTCGATGCCCGTAGGAGCGGAATTTGAAAATGGAGATATTTACATTTATGACTGGATTTTTAATACAGGTCCTAAAGAGGTGACACTTCCATTAGTTGTCGGAAGAATTATGGGGAATAAAATACAAAACATTAACTTTGAGGCAAATAATGGTGGAGATATGTACGCATATTATGTGAGCGAGCGATTGAAAGAACATATGTATTCGTGCAGTACAACCAGTACAAAAGCTCCGTCAAAGCAAGCTAAAAAAGAAAAAATAAATCAATACTCAGGAGATGTAAAAAATAGATTTATATTTTTAGCCCCGAAATATCGCAGCCGAGAATATGAAAATGCCATGGAAGAATTAACCACTTTTGTATATATTGGGGACAATGACCATGACGATGCACCTGACGGGGTAACACAACTTATGATGTCAATCACAGAAAAAAGGCTCGCAGAAGTTTCAGCAGTACAGAATCCATTTTGGGGAAGGAGATAATATGACCACAAGAGAATATTTAGGGCAAATTCAGAAATATGACAAGCTTATTAAAAATAAAAAATACGAAGAAGAACATTTAAGAAGTCTTGCTCTTGGGCTTAAATCGTTCTCATATGGTGAAAAAGTTCAGTCTACTCCGAATCCCAATCAAATGACCGATGCCGTAAGCGAACTTGTTGACATTCAAACAGAAATCAAAAAAATGGTTATTGAATACACAAAGAAAAAGCAAGACATTATTGAAACAATAGACAAGGTGAGCGATATCAATTCAGATTTGTATGATCTGCTGTTTAGGCGATATGTAAAAGATGAAAGGCTTGAAATGATTGCCTGTGAAATGGGATATTCCTATTCTCATGTGAAATTATTGCATTCGAAAGCACTGAATATCGTCAAAAACATTAAGAATTTTGAAAGTTAATACCTGATAATACTGAATAATACCTGCATATATTATATAATATAAGCTGTAAAATAAGCACCGGGAAGAACCCTTGGTGCTTTTTTCATGCAGAAAAATAGGAGGACAGGCAGTGGGGAGAAACAAAATAAATTTTGTTGACCTATGCCAAGGCGAGTTTGGCAGAAAAACTGCCTATACTGGCGTAGACCAGATTACTCCCCAGAACGTGGCACAGGTCCTTTCTGATACAATCGGAATCCATAACAGGAATAGAACCCTGATGGATTATCTTTACAGATATTACAAAGGCGATCAGCCAATTTTATATCGTGAAAAACTTGTTCGCCCAGAGGTCAACAATAAAGTTGTTGAGAATCATGCCCTTGAAACAGTCAAATTCAAGGCAGGACAGATATACGGAGAACCTATTCAGTATGTCTGCAAGAAGAAAAAAGCGAGTGAAGAAACAAACGAACAAGTTGATAGGCTCAATGATTATCTGGACGAAGCCAATTCAGACGCCAGAAACATTCAGCTTGGAATATACCAGAGCGCAGTAGGAACTGCATATAAAGCAATTCTAAGAGAGGATGAATGGACAAAGGATGGAGACTTACCGCCTTTCAGAATATTTATCCCATCACCGCAGGATGTATATATTGTTTATTCAAGCGTTACTGGCAAACCAGTGCTTTCCGTCCAGATTTTAAAAGACGAGGACAATCAGCAGTATTACCAGTGTTATTCTTCCAGACAGTATTTCAAAATACAAAATGGAGCGGTAACAGAATCTGGAATCAATGGTTTTGGCGGTATTCCTATCATTGAATATCCAAATAATCACGACAGACTTTCTGACATTGAAATTGCGATCACAATGTATGATGCAATCAACAAATATCAATCTGACAGACTGAATGGGGTTGAACAGTTCGTGCAAGCCCTAATGAAATTCAAAAACTGTGAGATTGATGAAGCAGAATTTGTAAAAATGATAAAACTCGGTGCTGTATCTGTAAAAGACGTCGGGAATGGAACACAATCAGATGTTGATTTAATGACTGCTGAACTAAATCAGTCAGAAAGTCAGGTTGCTAAAGATGATATTTACAACAATATACTGATTGTAGAAGCAATGCCGAATCGACAGGGCAATACCGGTGGAGACACAGGAAATGCAGTGTATCTGAGGAATGGTTGGGATTTTGCAGAACGAGACGCAAAATTGGTAGAACCATTTACGAAAGAAGCGGAAAAAGCATCCGCCAGAATTATTTTGAATATTATCCGAAAAACTTCAATGGACGTAAATATTTCAACTAGAGATTTTGATGTAAAAATCACCAGAAACCCGACAGATAACATGCTTGTCAAAGCGCAGGCACTTGATTATCTGTTCAAAAATAAAATTCATCCGCTTATTGCGCTGATTACTTGCGGATTATTTAGTGATCCACAAAAAGTATATGAAATGAGTTTGCCATATCTCGGAACCATTTATCCGGAATTGGCAGACCCAGACTCAGAGTTGCAGAAAGCGCAAGATTTGCTGAATGGCTTCAATAAGGATGTGATTTCAGAATGAGTATTTCATCATACGATGAATTAAATATCAGGCCCAACAATCGCAGAAGTGAACCGTATAAAGAATATTTCAGCAAAATGTCAATATCAGACAAAGAAAAGCAACAAAGGATAGCTTTTTCTGAACAAATGGAAGAAGTTGTCCTTTATATTTTAGCGTTGATAGAAACAACCATAGAAAGTGGAGAATCAGATCAAGAATACATTCAGAATCAATTTTACGACAAATATCTGGATGTAATTGCTTCGTATATGCTTATAGACACATATATCAAGCAATATGCTCTTGACGTGACAAAACAAATTATTGATGCAACATTTGAAAGATTTTCTGCCGAAGACAAAAGCATTACTGATGATTATTACCTGTCAAATGACCGGACAATGTTTATTTCAGAATGCGAAGCTAATTCGATACTGAATTACAGACAGTATTCAAAAGCTGTGAAAGCAGGAAAGACAAAGAAGAAATGGATTGACGTAGGAGACAAAAGGGAACGAAAGACACACCTTGAAGTCGGAGGAACCATACTCCCGATTGATGAGCCGTTTTCGGTTGGAGATAGCTTACTACAATTTCCAAAAGACACCTCGCTAGGAGCTTCGGCAGATGAGGTTGTGAACTGCCGGTGTTCAATTCAATACAGTTGATTTAGAGACGAGTAAAATCGTCTCTTTTTTATTAAAAAAAATATGCATCCCGATAGCGTAATCATGGGAGACACCTTGAGCTGAGCGAACAGCGTAAAAAAAGCGTATTGGTGAAAGGAGATTTCAATGACAAGAGAAGATGTAAAGAAGATCTTTCCAGATGCAACCGATGAGCAGATTACCTCTTTCCTGAATCAGTCAAATTCTGATGTGGCTAAGGAAAAAGCCAAAAATCAGAAATTAAAAGAAGATGCAGAAAAAGCAAAAGCGTTGGAAACAGAACTGGAAGAACTGAAAAAGCAGAACATGAGTGAAGCTGAAAGAACAGAATTGGAGCATCAGAAAGAGAAAGCAACAAATGAAAAAAGAATTTCTGATCTCGAATCTGCACTTAAAGCAGCTCAGAAAGACGCTCTGACAGGTAAAATCACTTCTATTTTTGCGAGTGCAGGAATGAAAGGAGATGCCTACGCAGGAGCAATCAAAGCATTTTCAAATATGGATGCTGAAGATGCACTCAAAGAAGCCCAGACTTTTGTTGATGGAATTTCCGAAGTAAATAAATCAACGCTTGATACCGCAAAAGCCGCATGGGAAAAAGAAGCCCTTGAAAAGACACCTAATCCGGGTGGCGGTAAATCTGGTGGAGAACCAGAAAAGAAAAGCGAAGCATCTGAATATGCAAAAGCGTACTCAGCAAAAATGTGTCCAGAAAATAAACCGGCAGATGATAATGCCCCAGTAAATATTTAAGAAAAGGAGATTTAGATTATGGCTTTTATGAAAACAGAGCAGTACGAATCCACACCTAATATCCTCGAATCCGAGGTAGGACTGGTACTTAAAACCTATACAGCAGAACAGACAAATGCTGAAACCGTTGGAACTAAGAAGATTATCAAGGCAGGTTCTGTATATCCGACAAACGCAACTGGTGCTAAAGGCATTGTGTTTGAAGACGTCGATATGACAGACGATACAAAACGACCGATTTCCGTAATTGTTGCAGGACGTGTTCTTGAAAAAAGACTTCCGGTAACAGTAGAAACCACTGCGAAAACAGAGCTTGAAAAAGCAGGTATCGTTTTTGTAACCACTACAGACCCAGAATTTTAAGGAGGTAAGCAGATGCCATTTAATATTTTAGAATCAATCACACAGGAAGAAAGACTTAACTTTTCTCAAGATTTCAGCGTAAAAAGACCGGGCATTCTTGACACCATCTTCCCGGATGTCAAAACCCAGTTCCTGAAAGCTGAATACTACAGACTTATGGCTGGACAGAGACTTCCAGAGGTAGCATTTGTTCATGCGCTTGATACTGAAGCAGAAATCGGGACAAGACCGGGCTTCGAAAAAGTTCTGACTGAAAAGCTCTTTATTAAGAGAAAAATCAATCAGTCTGAGAGATTACAGCAGGCAATTGAAAACGGTGTGCCGGATGACGAGAACTTAAAGAGATTTGTATTTGATGATGCAGCTAACCTGTTTGAAGGCGTTGTTGCCAGAGCAAATGTCATGAAAGGACAATTCCTTTCTACAGGTGCCGTAAAAGTCAAAGAGAACAACGTGGATATGAGCATTGATTATGGCGTTCCGTCCAGCGCAAAGGTAGAAATGTCAGATTGGTCTAAACCGGATGCAGATATCATGGGTGATATCCAGAAGATGGTTGCTGTTGCAGAGGATAATGGTTTTGTGGTAAACAAAGCCCTGACATCCCTTAAAATGATTAATTACATGAGAAATAACACTGCAATGCAGACAGCAGTCTTAGGAGCAGCAAACAAACGTCTCTTAACAAAACAGGAACTTGCAAATCTGCTTATGCAGGAATACGGAATCACAATTGATCGTTGTGACGAGAAATTCAGATTCAGAAAAGCAGATGGTTCACTCAAAACAGGAAGATACTTCAAAGAGAATGTATTCACTTTGTATGAAGCAGAGCCGAACGGTTCATTTGGTACTGGACTCTGGGGCGTAACACCAGAGGAACTTGAATACAGACAGTTTATTCAGGAAGAAAATCGTTCCTTTGTAACACTGTCCATGTGGGCTACACAAGACCCAGTTGCAGTTTGGACTAAAGCATCAGGTATGTTTGTTCCAGTAGCAGCAAAAGCTAATGGCGGTATCGTAATCGGTACCAAAGCGGGGGAATAAACGGGCATAGTCTCGACGAGAACAGCCAGTCACCATCTGTAGCAAGTGTTAAACACAAGTATACAGAAAACGAGCTGTCAAGCATGACAGTGGTTCAACTGAAACAGCTCGCAAGTGACAATGGCTATGCCCTGACATCGACAAATAAGGCTGGTATTATCTCTGAAATTTTATCTCAGCAAGGGTAGGTGATCTTGAATGAACGAAGAACTTGTGAATGATCTGAAAGAATATCTATCCGATGATGCGGAAACTGACGGTATGATTTCTTTGTCTGTGAAGCGTGCAATTCGTTCATTCAAAAAGAAACGCAACTATCCGTCTGGATATACAGACGAAAAAATCAATACCGATATGGAATGCTGTTATGATTGCATATTTGATCTGGCTCTTTATTTCCTTGTGAAGCAGGGAGCCGAGTTCCAAGAATCGCACTCTGAAAATTCAGTAAGTCGAAACTGGGAATCCGAAACAGAAATATATATTAATCATGGCGTTTTTCCATTTGCAGGAAGTTTAATTTAACTAAGATGGTTGGGTCACGTGGCACGGTATTTTTGTCCTCCCGGAGTGCCGCTGGGTTGCTTATATTCAGTAGGGAAAAGCAAATGTTAAGGGAGTGAAGAAAGGAACTGGCGATGGGATGTGAACATGAATGTTTTAATGAACACCGCATAGAAGAACTGGAAAAGAATTTTCAGCTGATGCAAGAGAAGCAATCTGATCGTAGTAAAGAGTTTTATGAGCGTATCGGGGAACTGGAAAGAAAGACAGCATTAAGTGAGAATGACTTGAACCATATCAAGTCAACTGTGGATGAGATGAATAACAATATAAAGACTCTCATGGCAGTCCCGGGAAAGCGTTACGATACAATCATTGTATGCGTTATTACAGCGATTGTCAGCGCAGTTATCGGTTTTATGTTAAGCGGTATTCTTCCAGTTTGATTCCACTTGTAAGGGAGGACGGTGGAAATATGAATTATACAGACTTTTCAGAAGATGAAAGAAAGTTTTATTTAAAAGAAGCAGGCTTTGATTCCAGAGAAGAAAAACTGTTTCGATTACGGGCCTATGGCGAAAAGACACTATGGGAAGCATCTGAACTTATGGGGTATAGTCCGAGAACCATAGACCGAATTAACAAAAGAATAAAGAAGAAAATTTCCAAAGTTGCCCCGATGTATTGTCGGGGCTTTTCTTTGTATTATGGCGAAAACGTGGCGAAATAGTGACGTTCAAAAACAGAGTTCCTTCCTATATAATATAATCATAGGAGAAAACACAATGATTATGTTAAGAAACCCTTACGAGGGTATATGGGAAAAGCATCGTTCCATAGATGATATGGACATGATTCTTGAATCCCGGACAGGAGGAACAGATTATGGCAGGTTATCCGTATTATCCGCAACAGCCAATGATAAACAACCCATACGGACAAATACAGCCGTATCAGGACAGGCTGGCACAATTGCAGAATAATTACCAACAGGCAATGCCTTATGGTCAAATGCAGATGCAACAGTTACAGTCAATTCCACAATCCCCTATGCTTCAAGGACAGATGGTGGATGGGATTGATACTGTAAAGGCTAAAGATGTGGATATGTCCGGCAATCCTGTTTACTATCCAAAAACAGACGGAACTGAAATTTACAGAAAACAGCTTCAATCCGATGGAAGGAGCAGGATTTTTGTTTACCGACTCGTAAATCCAGATGAACAGCAATCTAAGCAAGATGAAAAGCAGATTGACATTGAAGCAATGTTTAATCAGCTTCGGAATGATGTTTGTTCTGAGATTTCTGAAATAAAGAGCATGTTTCCGACACAGATGTCGGGGACATCGGAACCTAAGCAGAATGGAGGTAGGCAGAGATGAATTTCAACCCAAACGCCATGATGAAAAAGAAATTTGAGAAAATGATTTCTCAGAGGTTCGGAAGTGTTGACAACATGATGAGCGATATGAGTAAATTTGCAGGAAATAATCCAACATTGAAGAATGCGTTGGATTTATACAAAAAAGGTGATACAGACCAGTTACATCAAATACAGCAAAATGTATTCAACGAAAAACATTTATCTCCAGATGGAATTATACAAAAATTCCTTGGATTATAACACTTCCCCACAATTGGGTGATTAAAAATCGCTACAATTCGGGACGACAGCCGCGGATGTCTCCTATTGTAAATAAAATTTAAGGAGACTAAAAACATGATGAATGGTTCAAATTACAGTCTTAGTGACATTGCTGCCGCTACAGGCTCTAATAATCGCGCCAATGATATGTGGGGCGGTGATGGCTTTTCACTTATCTGGCTCGTCCTGATCTTTGCTATCTTTGGATGGGGAGGTTTTGGCGGCTGGGGCGGTGGCTTCGGCGGCAATGGTGGAAACGGTGCAAATGGTGCTGGATTCCAAGGATGGGCCACACGTGCGGATATTAATGAGGGCTTTGCTCTTAACGATATTCAGAACGGTATCAGAGGTATTCAGCAGGGTATTTGCGACAGTACATATGCACTCAACAATACCATGCAGAGCGGTTTTAACGGTGTGAACGTTGGAATGCTTCAGGGCTTCAATGGCGTTCAGCAGGCAATTAATGCTGACACTGTAGCCAATATGCAGAACACCAACGCATTACAGTCTCAGTTAGCAAATTGTTGTTGCGAAACAAGAGAAGCTATCCAGGGTATCAACTACAACATGGCTACCAACACTTGTGCTCTTCAAAACACAATGAACAACAATACCAGAGATATTCTGGACAATCAGAACAGCAATACAAGAGCAATCCTTGATTATCTTTGCCAGAAAGAGACAGCAGACCTCAGAGCAGAGAATCAGGCACTTAAACTGGCGGCTTCACAGTCCGACCAGAATGCGGTATTACAAGCGGCTATGAACGCAAATACAGCAGAAATTCTCAGACGCACTGCACCACTTCCAGTTCCGGCATATCCGGCAAGTAATTTGTATGGATATTATGGAAACTGTGGATGTGGGGGAAACAACGGTTGTTGCTGATTTTATCATTGAATTAAATTAAAAATTGAATATGTACCGTTCTTATGATATAATAAAATTATCATAGGAGGAACGGTGCATGGTTAATCAAGATTTAATAGGTCAAAAATTTGGGAAACTTACAGTTGAATCTAGTGCAGGAACCAATAAGTGGAAACATAGGTTATGGGAATGCAAATGCGATTGTGGCAATATTGTGATCGTAGACACATCCAGACTAAGAAATGGTCACACAAAAAGTTGTGGATGTTTACACCCAAAAGCGGAAGATTTAACAGGGAAGCGTTTCGGAAAATTGACCGTAGTAAAGAAAATAGGCAGGAAAAATCGTTCTAATTATTGGCAATGTCATTGCGACTGTGGCAATGATGTCAATTGCTATCAATACAATTTAATGAGGGGAACAAGTACATCTTGCGGATGTTTACGCAGTTATTACTCAAAACAAAGTAGAAACTGTCATGGAGAATCAACCGGAATTTTGTATAAAAAATGGTCTTCGATTAAAACAAGATGTACTAACCCAAATGACCCGCACTATAAAGACTATGGTGGACGTGGAATTAAATTGTGTGATGAGTGGCAAGAATATTGGCCTTTTAGAGAATGGGCTTATGCGAATGGATATCAAGAAGACTTAACCATTGAGAGAAAAGACGTAAATGGAAATTATTGTCCCGAAAATTGTTGCTGGATTACTGGGTTTGAACAAGCCAGCAACAAAAGAAGAAGTGTATTTTTAGAGTACGGCGGTAAAAAGCAAACAATTTCTCAGTGGAGTAGAGAACTTGGAATAGGAAAAGAAACCATTGCGTATAGGGTACATGCCGGATGGAGCACGGAAGAGTGCTTATTTGGTAAAAAGAACAGAACTGGAAATTCTAACCCTAGAATGAATATCCCTGACTATTTATCTTAAAAGTAACAAAAGTTGTTGAACTCACCCTTAGAGGTTGACTAAATTCTAAGAGGTGGGTTGCGGCTCACCTCTTATTTGATTGAGAGGTATAAAATATGAGTTGTAAAAATGTTTGTAAGCTCTGCAACCATCTTGTAATCAGCCAAGCCGTTGCGTTTACAGGAGGTAATCTTGTAATCACACTTCCGGCAGGCAGTTACAATAACGGAGAGAAATATTGTATTGTTGTTGCACAAAGCATACCGGAAACAACCACAATTTCTGCTCCGGTAGTAATCCAGATAGGCACGGGAACAACCTTGTATCCATTACAGAATCGTTGCTGTGCACAGGTTACGGCTTGCGGAATAAGAACCAGAACGAAGTACGCAACCAGAGTAGCTACAAGTGCAACTGGCGGAGTATTCAAGATGTTGGGAAATCCAGCTTGTAGTCCGAGTAACAATTTAACAGCAATTAATGGTACAGCCCCAACGACAGACACACCTGTTACACAGGCTGCCAGAAAGGGGGCAATGTAATGCATAAAGTTGCAATGGAAATGGGAAAATGGGCTATGGAAAAAGCCAAAGCACATGGATTTGACAATCTTAGTTCTCAGGACTGGGATGATCTGAAAGATTGCTTAGAAGCAGTAAAATGCGCAATCTGTGCAGACAAAGATTATCGAATCGTAGAAGCTATGGACGAATGCGAGCAGGAAGAGAAGTATCTTGGACGCATGGGATATGACAGATATCGTTATGCAAACGGCAGATTTGCCCCAAAAGGCAAAGGAAGCCGTATGGGATATAAACCATATCTGTACATGGAAGATGATGACTGGATGAATGAATATCTGAATAATCCAGAATTTGAACGCAATATGTACCGCATGGGATATCACCCAGAATATTCGGACAGGAATATGGGAGATGATGGCATGAATCGTCAACAGTCCAGATATGGTGAAACCTACGACAGATATAGCGAGAATCGCAGACATTACCATGATTCCAAAGACGCTGAATCCAAGAGAAAAATGGATGATTCCATGAAAGAGTATACAGAAGATATCATCCGCAATATGAAAGAAATGTGGGACGATGCAGACGCATCAATCAGACAGCAGATGAAAACTGACTTGACACGTTTTATACAGCAGATGAATTGAACATGAAATGAATTTTGCCCTTGTTACAGGAATGTAGCAGGGGCTTTTCAGTTGAGAAAAGGATGGTCAACTACCCATCACTTAAATGGAATGGGCTTGTAACTGCCCTGTGGTATAACGGATTACTCCTTCCACATTTAGTCGTTTAGCATTACTGCTAAAAGTGGCGTTACATTGTAGGCACGTTGACTTGTACCTGTGCTATAGAGATTTACTCCGTAGCAACTGCATCAGGTACTAAAAGTTCTATTCCCATACGATGCAGATTCATAGCTCCTATGCGGTCATCATTCGATTTATAACCGCAATTTTTACAGCAGAAAAAGTGTATTTTCTTATTGCGATTCGCTTTTTCGGTATGACCGCATTTTGGACATGCTTGGCTTGTATAAGCAGGATTAACCTTTTCTACAAGCTGATGATGTCTTAAGGCTTTGTAAGACAATTTTTGCTCTAAATCATAGTAAGACCATGATACAGATATACAACGGTTCTTTACTTTCACTCTTTCAGTAGCAGAGCGGATTCCTGTTAAATCTTCGATAACAAACATAGTGCCATCAGGATTGCTTTCAACGAGTGCCTTAGAAATACAATGATTTACATCTTGCATCCAACGGTTTTCTCGTTGACCAATAGCTTTTATTCGTCTACGGGATGACGGAGTACCGACTTGCTGTAAATGTTTACGCAAAGCCTTATAATGAGCACGTTTTTGCTTGATTATATTACCATCGTAGAATACAGATTTTCCTTTGCTGTCATATGTAGCAGCAAGAAATCTTATCCCACGGTCTACACCGACAACATTAGAAACTTCTGACTTATTGAGCATAGAAATTTCGTATGTTACAGGTATATGTAAGAAAAACATACCGTGCTTATTAACAAGTTTAGCCGTTCCGAATTTACAGTCATCGGCAAAATATCGTTCAAAACCATTTTTATAGAAAGACACCTTGATGCGACCGCTTAGTGTATTTACAGAGAAAATATTGTTTTTGGTGTTAAGAGAATAATCCCTATTCCATACGAGGTCTAGCTGAGGCAGTCTAAATGTAGGTTTTATCCATTCTTTCTGATTTTTAATAATGGTTTTGTATTTGGCTATAACTGTGCGTACACAAGAAACAGCCATCTGGGAACGGAGACCATAAATTTCCCGTACCTGATGATAAGTATCTTCCTGCACGCTATAACGGCTAAGATTATGAGTCTTGTATATGAATTCGGATACATAATTACAGGCATCAGAATAAGCCTTCATGGTATCACAGAGTATCTGTTTATCAGAAGGATTGACTAAAATCTGAAGTTTTGCCGTAATTGTCTGTTCCATATATAGCACCTACTTTCTTCACCAAAAACATTATAACATACATTTTGGCGAAGAACAATATTTATTTATAGAAAGGAAAATGCGTCGCTAAAACGGGCATTCCTCCCACCACTCAAGAGTGGTGAGTTTCCTTGCCCTGCGACGCTGGTGATAAGCCATGCTGAGACAATTTTACATGAACGGTGACCTATGGAGAGTACAGTTTGTGTCTCCGCACGACAGCGTTTTAATTGACCGTACAGGCAACAGAACACTCGGGGTATCAGATTATTCCACCCATATAATTTCAATCGCAAATAGCCTACATGGAGAGCTTCTGAACCGTGTTTTCATTCATGAGTTAGGGCATTGTGTGATGTTCAGCTACGGTCTATTGCCAGAACTTCACCGCATGGTTAAGAAACGGTATTGGGTGGATGCAGAAGAATGGTGCTGCAATCTTCTGGCAGACTATGGACAGTTTGTTATTGGCACAGCCAGAGATATTTTGGGAAACCAGTTCACATATGTGGCTCCTATCGGGGCAGAAAGGATGATTGCATAGATGGCAAAAGCAGAAAACACAGTTATTTTTGATGGAATCAAGTACAATCCCGGTGACGAATTGCCAGATTTAGGCAGTTGGGTGTGTACAGACGCAAGAGGTATGGTTCGTGATTACGAGGGGCTTTCAAAGGACGTATCAAAGCTTCCACATTATGTAGAGAGCGGTTCTTCGGCGTTGTGCCTTGATACATCTGAATTATATGAATATCACAAACCTACCGACACATGGTATAAACTGTAAAGGAGAAACGCATGGCATTAACAGCAAAAAAAGTATATGCAATTTTAAAACGCCAGATTTCCGATATGGAAGCAAAGTTAAACAGCCCTGTAAGATACAGAGGTACAGTTGCGACCGCTGATTTGCTTCCGTTAAATCCAGATATCGGAGATATGTACAATATCGAGTCTAAATCCATTTACGGCGAAGCAGGAATGAATGTGGCGTGGAATGGGGTAGTATGGGACACCATGGGCGCTCCAATTGATATGTCACTGTATCTCACAAAAGAAGAAGCAGAGGCGGTAATACAAAGATTAGTCACGGAGTACTTTGAAAAGAATCCGGTCAAGCCCGGAGCCACCACAGAACAGGCACAGCAGATCGAGCAAAACAAGACGGATATTGCTTCGCTGAAAACGGAAACTGGTTCACTAAAGGAAGATATATCCACCAAAATCACTAAGTTCTACGCCAGTTCGCAAGGTGAAACCCATCTTGCCGATTCTGACAATGGCAAAATCATGGATATGATGGTGTATGGGAAGTCTGAGCAGAAACAGTATTCGGGAAAGAATTTGCTGAATGCTGCATTCAAAACTTACACATACAGTGGTGTCACATTAACAAATAACGGAGATGGAACGTATACAATCGAGGGTACAAATAACAGTTCTGGCGAACTTATTTTTTCGTTAGTACGAACCGTAGATGAACAAAAAGCATTGTATAATTCATTAATTGGGAAAAATGTCAAGTTTATCGTTGAATCTGGTTCTACCATAAGTGGTTCGGTCGGTAGAATATGCTTTGTTTTCTATAATAAAACTGAAAATAGATTTTCTAATGAAACTTATAATGGAGGTAATGTTACTGTTCCTACGGGATACGATTCATCAGTTATTGATATACATATAAATGTTGGCCAGACTGTTCCCAAAACGATTCTTAAACCAATGATTGTGGACGCTTCCTTATACCCAGATGCCACCTACGATACTTTCGAACCCTACACCGGCGGCATCCCAAGCCCGAACCCTGACTATCCGCAGGAGATTAAGAGCGTGGTGAATCCAACGGTGAAGGTGTGTGGGAAGAATTTATGGGATAATTTTAAAACATTATCATTAGGAAACGTTGAACAAAAAAATGGAACATATATAGCAACAACAGATACTATGCAAGTAGACGTAACACCTAGTTCTGTTGGCAGTAGACCGTTGCTTTTAAAAGCGAATAATACTTATACATTTTCATTAAAAACCACAGTTAGTACTTCAGTTAATAGATATGTATGTTTAAGATATACGAATGGTGAAATCAAGAACATTAGTTTTATAAACAATAATTTTATTAATTTTGTTCCCGAAAGAGATGTAGAAAAAATAGGTTTTATTTTATATGGAAGCGTTGCAGGAGATAAAGTATATGATGTCCAGTTGGAAATGGGTTCAGAAGCTACACCTTATGAACCCTACCGCGACGAACAGACAGTCACTCTCCCGTACACTCTCAACGCAACCCCTGTAAGTTCAGGCGGTAACGTCACCATTGACGGTCAGCAGTATATTGCGGATTATGTGGATGTGGAACGTGGGAAGTTGGTTAGGATGTGTAAAGAACTTGTTATAAAAAATGCAACGTTTACTATCACGATTGGAACGTACTCACGTATTGCGGTATATGGCATACTTCCTGGTAGAAATATTACCAATAGATCGATGTGCAGCCATTCCATAAATAAAGATGGATTTACTTTAGACGAGTCCCATTGGTATATATATAATGGAACTTTATGGCTTTTTTTGCCAACAACAGAAGTACATGATCAGGATTCGTTAGACGCTTGGCTTGAAAATAATGATTTGAAAATTTTAGTGACAAATGAAGCTCCCGAAGAAATCGACCTCACCACAGAAGAAATCGCCGCATTCAAAGCACTTGCAACATATTATCCAACTACAAACATCAGCGTCAATTCAGAACAGCTTGACGGATATACAGTATTCAACTATCCGATTTCGATGCAAAATGGTTGGAACTATGTTAAACAGCAGATAGGCGATACGAGAGATTATATCTATGATATGGACGCACGTACTCAGGATACTGATTTACAGGCGGCAGAAGCTTACGTCAACAGCGAATACGCAGTAGCACTTACAGAATTGGAGGTATGATTATGTTATATAGAACATTATTAAAACTTAAAGAAAGAAACGGTCTGACAGACGATTTAAAGAATAAGATTGATATTTTCTTCGCAACGGGCAGGATTACTGAGGAACAGTATAATGAGTTGATGGATATTAATAAGGAAGAAGAACCGAAAGCGGAAACGAATTAACTAAAGATAGCGAAGAGTGATTTGATGAAAGATATACATGCTGCAATTATATTCCTTATAATATCGTTTGTTACATGGTTGTCGGTTTCTTTTAGAATTTCAAGTACAATAATAAATGAAGAAGAAATTTTTGCAGAAACAAAGAAAGCAGTAATATTTTATATAATAAATATGTGTATAGCAAGTGCTTTGACATTATTGTGTTATGAAATAGTACTGATATTTCAAAGAGTTGCATAATAATTCTTTGCATTAATTTTTAAAAAAAAGATAGCTTTTAGTTAATCAGTGCAAAGTTAATTATTGACTATTGGACACCAATGATATATAATGATTATAAATTCATTGTATGGAGGTGAGTTCGATAAAAGTAGAAAGAAATATCATGATTAACAAGGCCGGTGGAAACGCAGGCAAAGAATCTGTCAACTATAAAATATCACTTCCGTCAGAAGCAGTTCGGATGATAGGTGTTACCAAAGAAGACAGAAAAGTAATTCTCGAATATGATGAAGAGAAAATAACAATCAAAAAAGCATAACAAAAAGGAGTTAGGCTCCCGACTACCAATCACAAAACCTAACTCCAACACCACAAAGGGTACAGTATTATTATAACATGGTACTCTCCCTTTGTGAACCCAAAAGGAGGGTATTTTTTATGAGAGATAAATTCGTGAATGGGTTCATGACCAAGTTGTATGAAGAAATTCCAGAAGAATATCTTGAAACAGTCAGAAACAAACTGGCGTTGTATGTAAATGATTTTGATATTAGCCAAAGAGAAACAGCAGTTGTAAAGTATACTGGATATTTGCCAGATTTCTACAAAACTTACATTGTAAGTAGAAAAATCGAGGGTTTGAGTAAAAAGACGCTCGAACTCTACAATCTTTATCTGGATGATTTCTTTTTCACAGTCAATAAAAAAGCTGAAGACATTACTGCAAATGACATTCGTGTATATCTGTATAACGCTCAGGAAAGCAGAGGATTGAGTAATCGAACACTTGATAGTAGAAGAACTGCCATACACGCTTTCTTCGAGTGGGCTGCAAACGAAGGATATATAGGCAAGAACCCATGTAGAGTTATCAAAAATATCAAATATGAGCGTATCGAAAAGCAACCTCTGACAGATATGGAATTAGAGAGAATCAGGCAAGCGTGCGAAACCGTACGTGAAAGAGCATTAGTTGAATTTTTGTACAGTACTGGAACTAGGGTTACAGAAGTATGTGGTGTAAAGAAAACAGATATAGACTTTTACAAAGGCGAAGTAGTTGTTTTGGGGAAAGGCAATAAGCATAGAACAACATACCTAAATGCCCGGTGTAAATTACTTTTAAAACAATACTTCGCAATTAGAGATGATGAGTCGGAATATCTTTTTGTAAGCGAAAGAAAGCCACATAAAGTACTCAAGAAAGAAGCAATTGAAAGAATTGTACGAATAATCGGTGAGCGGTCAGAACTGGATAGACCTCTGACACCACATCTATTTAGGCATACTCTTGCGACTCTTATGCTTCAAAGAGGTACGCCGATTACTGAGGTGCAGAAGATTCTTGGACATGTCAACATTAACACGACAATGATCTATGCAAAGGTATCTAATGAAGATGTAAAAGTGTCTCATATGAAATATGCAATATAAGATTAAAATAAAAAGACTCTTTTTGAAGGGAGAAAACGCTATGAGAGGATTGAAACGTCAAAAACAGACAGTGTATTGGTCAAGGGTAACTGAATACCTTGACGGGATAGACACAATCAAAACGTACCAAAAGCCAGAATTACATCACCTCTCCGTATCTGCGACTGCCGGAACGCCAGAGGAATTATCCGCCGGTTATATCCCGGATTATGACAGGTATATCACAAACTTCGACCGCAACTTCAAGCCACAGACTGCCGATGTATTCTGGATTGACCGCAAACCAGAACTGACCGACGCAGGAGAACTTGTTTTAGGTGAAGATGGAGAGCCTGCAGTCCCACCAGATTACCGCCTAAAAAAGATTCTTGATACCCAGAAAGGCAATGTGGCACGATACGGTATTAAGTACACAGGAGATGGCTCAGATGGCGAATAAGACTATCAAAATGGAATTGTCGCATAAATCTATACAGGACACAATAAAGCAGCTCAGAGTGTATCAGAAGTCGCTTGCAAGCAAGAATGAGGAATTTGTCCGCAGGCTGACAGAACTTGGAATCCCGGTCATAGATGAAAACATAGCATTGGCGCAAGGCGATTCTGAAAAAAATCATAACACCTATATCAGAATCAATAACTTTGGTGGTTATTCTCAGGCGACGCTTGTGTGCGAAGGCTCTGACCTTTTGTTCATTGAGTTCGGGTCGGGCATTCACTACAACACTCCGGCGGGAACCAGCCCACATCCAAAAGGACAGGAATTTGGATATACAATCGGTTCATACGGGCAAGGGAACGGAAAGAATGAATCGTGGGTTTATTATTCCGATTCTGGCGAATGGGTACGCTCTTATGGTACTGAAGCCACCATGCCAGTTTATAAGGCAAGCGTAGAAATCATGCAGAGTATTAGAAAAATTGCAAAAGAAGTGTTTGCATCATGAAAGTTAATACCTGATAATACTGAATAATACCTCTGCCTTTGATATACTATAACATATAAAAGCATCTACCTGAGTGGTGGGTGCTTTTTTCATGCAAAAAAACATAGAAAAGGAGAATGTAAGCATGTTAGTAGAAACAATGATTATCAAAAAAGTAGAAACGAGCATTGTCACAAGCCTAGATGTCGCAGAAACTTTTGAAAAAGAACATAAAAGAGTATTGCAGGACATTAGAAATTTAGGATGCAGTGAAGAATTCGGACAGCACAATTTCGTGCTTTCCTCATACACAAGCATCCAGAATAAAAAACAACCTATGTACTGCATGACGAGAGATGGATTTACGCTTCTTGTTATGGGATACACTGGCGAAAAAGCCATGAAGTTCAAAGAAGGATACATTCGCCAATTCAATGCAATGGAAAAAGTTCTTTTGGGAAAAATCAGAGAACGAGACAAAGGCATTGCAGTAAGACAGGCATTGACCAATGCGCTTAAAGAATCACAGGAAAACGAGAGAATGCATGGTCATGCGTATTCAACGTATACGGATATGGTGTACCGAACTTTATTTGGAAGAACCGCAAAACAGCTTCGAGAGGAAAAGGGACTGTCTACAAAAGATAATCTGAGAGATTTCTTGACAGAAGAAGAGCTAAAAGCTGTCCAGTCAAAGGAAATGCTTGTTAGTGGCTTGATTGACTGCGGATGGGGATATTCTCAAATAAGAGATTTCCTTAAGACCAGTCTCAGAATATGCTAGAACAGGCGGGGTGATATAAAATGCCAGACACGATTAACAACCCAGTATCAGAAGTATTTTCTAGGTGGAGTAAAGATATTCAACCAACAGTCGGCAAAGGCAATTTTTCCATGGAAAAAAGCCAGACAATAGCATCTGGTAAAACGAAATACGCCAGATTGTTCATGATGGGGAATCCTACGCAGTCAACAAGTCTCGAAGGTCACGAATGCGCAACAGTTCTTTCGTTTCAAACGGAAAGTTACGCATCTGGGACAAAGGCTTTATCGACTGCATACGAAATCGACAGCAAAAGTCATCAGGCTATGGTTTCGATGGGCTTTCGCCGGACATACGGACCGGAAGAAGTCGCAAATTCCGAAAAGAGTTTCAAACGAATCATAAGCCGGTACAGTAGAATTTACACCGGGCAATTATTGGAAGCGTAACAGCTTCTATTTTTTTATACCAAAAAAGAAAGGAGAGTGTCCTATGAGTAAAGATAAATTACAATGGCTGAAAGCTGCAGGAATCAGAGCTGTTAAGACAATTGCTCAGACAGCAGTTGCGACAATCGGAACCGCGACAGTCCTTGGAAGCGTTGACTGGAAGATGGTCGTATCTGCGTCCGTTCTTTCCGGCGTTTTATCCTTGCTTACATCTGTAGCAGGGCTTCCAGAACTGAAAACAGGCACAGATGAATAGAAAGGACGGTGATCCTTTTATCTCCCGGATGCAGGGTTACGCATCAGAGCCATGTGGCTCTTTTTTATTGTGATTTTATAGCTGAAAAGCAGAAAGGAGCCGAATATGGCAGAAAAAGGAAATATAGCAGGCGTAAGTACCGTTGGTTCGCTTACTGGATATGCAGTCGAAACAACAGCAGGTACTAAACCGACAACATTTAAACTTCTTCACAGAATCAATGCTTCTGATGAAATCAAAATTGACGTGGAGACAATCGACGCTTCCGCACTTGAAGATGAAGTCGAAAGAACTATTGCAGGACGTGGTTCTACAGGTGGTACATTCAACGTAACTGTGAATGTAACTGATGAAACTATCACTGAATGGGAAACCTTAATCAGCGAATATAAAACAGGAAAAACAGATGGAAAATCTATGTGGTATGAAGAATATTTCCCGTCTCTTAAGAAAGCATTCTTCACAAAAATCGAGCCACCGACAATCATTCCTAAACCGGCGAGAGATCAGAATGGCCTGTTAACCGTTGAAATGTCTCTTACTATCAATGAATATGTCGGCCCGAGTGAAGCAGTAGTTCCAACTGACAGCGGCCTTTAAACACATTTGGGAGGACAAATAATATGTATAAAGTTTTAAAAATCGGCGGCAAAGACTACAAACTTGAATATGGAATTGAAGCATCACTGTTTGATGATTGTGTGAAATCCGTAATGAATATGCTGGTTTCCACAAGCGGTGGAACGGACAGGAGTCTTAAGGAAATGGTTTCTGGAATGAGTAGTATTCCAAATACTGCACTCAATGCGTTCTATGCCGGATTACTTCAATATCACGGCAACCATTCTGACGGTGATGGCACTGTCCCGGACTTAGATACCGCCAAAAAACTTGCAACACAGTATATGACCGAACATAAAGATGATGAGCAGGGTAACTTCTATGGCCTTTTCGCCATGTGCATTGAACAGATGGAGGAAGATGGTTTTTTCAAGTTAACCGGTCTGGAAACCTTCATGGACAACATGAATGCGGCAATGGACTCTGTGAAAGCGAAGAAAGCGCCGAAGAAGCCAACAGATCACCTGAAAAAAGCTACAGTGAAATAATCTGGGATGAATTATATCCAATGGCTGTGCGCATTGGGATGTCAAAAAAAGAATTTCTTAGGAGCACTCTTAAGGACCTGAGAATCCGTATAGAACAATATGGAATCTTAAAGAACGAAGAAATTCAGTCGCAGTTGATAAACATGGACTATCAGTCGTGGCTGACCGGATTGTACGTGAAAACAAGTGTTTTGTGTACATTGTTCCCGAGAAAGGTTAGCTATCCGAGCAAACCAATTACGCAGGAAAAACAGAATAATTGGGTTGAACACAATCCAGATATGCCAAAGAAATCAGAAGCAGAACTAAGACAAGAAGAACGTTACTACGAACTTCTTATCAGGCAGGCAAATGCAAATATATCTGAAATAGGTAATGAAAAGGGCAAGCAGGATGAATAGTAGTCTTGCTTGCCCTTTATTTTTTTTGAAATAAAGGAGGTGCTTATATGCCTGACAACACAATAGATAGCCTTGCGATAGAGGTCAGCAGTAACGTATCAAATGCAAGTAAATCCATTGATGATTTATGCAATAAACTGAATCGCCTGAGCAGTCGTATGTCTGAGAGCATCAAGTATCTCAGAGACTTTTCAGCTTCCGTCGGTACGGTCAACTCTGCTGTTCAAGCACTTAAATTGGACAGGCTTGATTTATCAACGATAAACAGTCAATTGCAACAGTTTACGCAGTCCATGAGTGCGCTCGGTAGCCTGAACTTGAGAAACAACGGATTAAACTCATTCGTAAATGCAATCCGCAGATTGAACGAAACATTAAATTCCACAGGTGATGTGTCTGGAAAGATTCAGAGCATGATTTCTGAGCTATCCACGCTTGGCAGTATTCCAGACGTATCAAACAACGTGAACCGGTTTATTTCTTCGTTGGCAAGATTGGCGAATGCAGGCAGCTCTATTGATGCAGTTACATCAAAACTTCCAAATCTTGGTGAAGAACTTAGAAAAATCATAGTTTCATTCTCTGGAATAGGTAATATTTCTCAGCCAATTAATACATTTGTTCAGTCAATATCTCAGTTGGCAAATGCAGGAGATAAAACCGGAAAGACAGCAACTCAGCTTAATGATCTGGCAAATAGCCTAAAATCATTCTTCCAGACGATGAGTACCGCTCCTAGAATCAGTAGCAGTACAATTCAAATGACTCAGGCTGTTGCTCAGTTGGCAAATTCTGGGGCGAATGCCGGTAGAGCGGCAAGGTCTACTGCAAGTGCATTTTCAGGATTGGGACAGGGTGCGGCCACTTCGACAGGAAAGGTCAGAAAACTTGCAAACGCCGTTGGAAGTGTAGGAAGCAAGGCAAAGAAAAGTTTGCCTAGCATCATGTCTCTGGTGGCAAAATTCTGGACGTTGAAATTTGTTGTTGGAAAATTTGGAAGCGCAATTGAAAGTTCCATGAATTTTCTCGAAGATTACAACTACTTTCAAGCGGCGTTTCGTCAGGTAGCAGATAAAGCAGGAGAAACTTGGTCAGAGGCAGGCTATGATTCTGCGGAAGCTTATGCAAATTCATTTAGTAATAGAGCTAGAGAACTTACATCCAAAATGTCTGGGTTCGATGTTTCCGATAATGCGATTTTGACCGCAAATAAATCAGGTAAATCACTCGGTATGGACCCGTCCATGCTCTTGAATTATCAAGGCCAGTTTGCACAGTTGTCGTCCTCCATGGGAACAACTTCTGAACAGGCATTAAAACTGTCGAATGCACTGACTATGATCGGTGCTGACCTTGCATCTGTTAAGAATCTTGATTTTAGCACAGTTTATGAGAACTTATCCTCTGGATTAGTAGGTATGAGCCGTGCTGTAGACAAATATGGTGCAAACATTCGTGTGGCAAACTTACAGCAATATGCGGCAAATCTTGGTATACAAACGTCTGTTTCTAATATGGACCAGGCAAGTAAGGCAATGCTGAGAACGATAGTAATACTGGATTCCACCCGGTACGCATGGGCGGATATGGCAAATACGATAAATATGCCAGCCAACCAGTTACGTATACTTCGTGCAAACTTAGTATCCTGTGCCAGAGCATTAGGTAACATCTTTATGCCTGTAGTTGCGGCAGTGCTTCCATACATCAATGGTCTTGTGATCGCATTCCAGAGACTTTTGACATACATTGGTTCGCTTCTTGGAGTTGATACCAAAATCGGAAAAATGTTCGGTTCTATCGGTGGTGGAAGTGAAAATCTCTCGAATGCACTTGATTCCATAGACGATTCTGGAATTTCGGACGTAAATGATGCTACAAAAGATACAGACAATAATCTGAAAAATGCAACCAAGAGCGCAAAAAAATTAAAACAGTTCCTCGCATCCTATGATGAACTTGAAATTATGAGCAAAGACGATAGTTCTCTGTCAGACCTTGCAAATTCTAAAATTAAAACGCCAAAAATTGACACATCTGCAATTGATGCAGGAATCCTCAACGATGCACTGGATAAACTTTTGAACGAATACCAGAAGAAATGGGATGCTGCCTACAACTCCATGGAAAACAAGGCTATGGCGTTCGCTAATAAGGTCACAGACACATTTAAGAAACTTGCAAAAGCCGCAGAACCTACCACAAAAGCACTGAAAAATCTTTGGAACAATGGATTGAAGCAGCTCAGAGATTTCACATGGACAGCATTAAAAGATTTCTGGAATCATTTTTTAGTTCCGCTTGGCAAGTGGACGCTTGGGGAAAAAGGATTACCACGACTAATCAATGCTTTTAACGATTTTCTTGTGAAAATCAACTGGGACAAAATCAATGCTTCCCTTGTACAGTTATGGGGTGTATTAGAGCCATTTGCTGAGAATGTCGGAACTGGCTTACTTGATTTCTTCGATGATTTCTTTGACAAGGCGGCAGATGGAGTTAATAAACTTCCTGATCTGATTGACAGGTTCAAAGAGTTTATCGCAGCATTCTCACCGAAGCAAGCACAGTCTATCGGATATTTCCTCGGACAGCTCCTGACAGCTTTTGTAGCATTTAAAGGGCTTACATGGTTTGGAAGTATTTTCGGTAAAGATGGAGCGATAGGCAAAGGAATCACCATGTTAGCAACGCATCCATATGCTTCGATAGCGGTAGGATTAGGCCTTACCGTTGCTGCACTTGATAAATTTGGAGTAATTGATGTTGATTGGGACGGGTTATGGACAAGAATCGGGAATCTCAAAGACGTAATTGTGAATTTCATCAAAAACATTGATTGGGATTCGTTAATAAAAACAATCGGCGATGTATGGGATGTATTCCAGCCATTTGCTGAAGGATTCGCAGATGGATTTATCAGCTTTTTCGATATAATGCTGAACGATATTGGTGCCTCACTGATTAATACATTAGTAAGCGTCTTAGATGCTTTCGCAAAAGCCTTAGGAAAGCTTGACGATAAGCAGATAGAAGCTCTTGGCGAAGCTCTAGCACGGTTTTTTATTATAAGGGGAAGCATTAAGCTTGCCCGAAATATATACAATGTAGTCAGTTCTATCAGCGCACTCAGAACAATCTTCGGTGGGTTAGGAACGGTTCTTTCCACAGCCAGTGGTGCATTGCAGACATTCTTTGGCTCTGGACTTGGCTCTGCACTCGTCGCAGGCTTTGCTGATTCCATGGCGGTCTTAGCAGCTGCATTGGGTGGATTCAATCTTGGAAAATGGATAAGCGTTCATCTGTTCGGCGGCGAAGATAAAACCTTTGGGGAGTTTTTGGAAGATAATGTATTCGGTTATCAAAAAGGCGATTTTACCGGCGCTATAAACGAATGGCTAAAGGATATTTTTGGAGTCGGAAACAAGCTTACAGAGGATGACTTAAAGGTATTTCAGGAATATGAAGATGCTATTCTTGGTCTGGTTCGCGCCACTCAACTTTCTGGCACAGATGCGTATTCTCTGTTAGATTATTTAGACACGTTGAAAGACAACGGATACAGTACAGAGCAGGCATTGTTTGAACTTGAGCTTAAACTTAATAATCTTGGCGTTTCGTCCGAAACTTTTGAAAAAGCGTTGGCAGGTGTAAATAAACCAGTTAAAGACCTTGGAGATGCGGCAGAAACATCCTCTAATCAGTTTTCGAATATGGCTGATCGGATTAACAATGTGTCGTTTGAGGATATCTCAGAACAGCTTACAGGATTCCAGACACTTATCCAGACCGTTGACTTTGCAACTCTGGTAACGGATACAGCAAATGCAATTGATGAAATGGGTGGTATCTGGGAAAACGGAAAACAGATTCTCGGTGAAAAAGCATTGCAGATTTATCAGGAAATTGCAAAGGGATTAGAACCGGATGATAACGGTTACTATACTTTAGCAAACGGACAGATGGTGCAGTTTGGAAAAGGTATTTCTGACTATGAAAGTACTCTGCAAAGTACAATGGATTCAACTCTGCAGGGGGCAATCAACGGCGTTCTGGATAATAATTCTGGATTTGAATTATTTGCAGAACTTGGAAAGAATCAGATTGTTGCATGTGGTGATGGAATTGTGCAGAATGGTAGTCAACTTACTGGAAAGTTAAACGAAACCATTACAACTGCAAGTTCGCAAGCAAAAAATACAGCAAATGCCAGTGGAGAAGAAATCGGAGAAAATTCTGTAAAAGGAATTTTGCAGGGATACGAAAGTCAAAAAGACGTGCTTGGCACTGCAACACAGAGCCTATTTGATGATTATGTCAAGAAAAAAGCGCAGGAGTCTCTTGACTCCCATTCTCCGTCCAGATGGTTCAAACAGCTTGCAGAATACTGCGGTCAAGGATTCCGAAACGGATTAGAACCGGGCTTTTCTGCGTCGTTCACATGGTTTGGAAGAATCCGAAGCAGAATCAGCAATTCCATTGGAAACCTGTATAATGTCGGCTGGAACTCTATTATTGGCTTAAATAATGGAATTGTAGGCGCGGCACAACAGCTTTATGCAAATGTGCAAAAAATCGCACAAAATATATCAAATACGTTCCGCAAAGTTCTTAAGATTCATAGCCCGTCGCAGGTAATGATGGAACTCGGTGGATTTACCGTTGAGGGATTCCAACTCGGTATGCAGAATATGCTTCCAAAAGTCGAATCCACCATCAATGATATAAGCGCCGAAGTGCAAAAAATTAATACACCAACCGCAGACATTATCACAAAGAGTGCGTCCTATCAGGAAGTAAAGAGCAGAATGTCAGTTGATACAGATGATTTTGTGGATGATATGCGAAAAGAAATCATGGCAATCAGCAGTAACACGTTTGACAATAATCAGATGATCGGGCAGGCGGTCAAAAACGCCCTGAACGGCATGGCAATCTACGCAGATGGACATCTGATCGGATATCTGAAAGAAGAAAATCAGCAGTTCAGAAATCGTAATGGCTACGGACTGTTTGAAGGGTAGGTGATAGAATGAGTGACTTTATTGCAGGAAGCAGTTTCCAAGGCTATTTTTTAAAGTTCGGGGGAAGCGTTCTCCCGAACAAATTCTTAGCCTACAATGATTATTCCGTAACTCCGAATCAGCGAACAGAGATAGAAGCATACAGGGACTTGAACAATCTCTTGCATAGGGACACAAGCCCTAATTTCAAGACAAAAATAGACTTCAACACACGACCGATGTGGCTACCGGACAAAATTGAAATGCAGTCTGTTTTCAAATCAGGCTTAGTCAATAAGGCACAGCGGAAATACAAAGTTACATACTGGGACGACGAAGAAAACACCTACAAAACAGGTGTTTTTTATATGCCTGATATTGAGTATAAACCTATCAGAGTTGTAGGAAATAACATTTTGTACAATAAAATCAGAATTGCACTGATCGAATACTAACAACCAGAGTGCATGGGTGTCACAGCTCATGTGCTCTTTTATTTTATAGACGGGAGGAAAACTATGGCTACACCTGTAAGCATTGTGGCAAAAAGTTACTCTAATACATGCTATTTTGTTGGAGATACAAGCAATGTAAGAGTAAAAAGTATAAAAGTAACTTATGATGATGAAACAGTAGAAACAATAACAGATGGCTATACGGTATCTCAAATAGACACATCTGAAGCGGGAGAAAAAAAAGCAAAGGTCGAATATTTGGGATTAACCGCAGAAATTTCCATTATAGTATTGGATTCATATAATGTTCAGGCAGGTACTCCAAATTTAGAAGATGTAACAATTACACTTAATCTTGACACAGGGATTATGAATATATCGGGCATAGGAGAATTTTTAAGTTTATATAATATTGATAATACCCCAAACTCAATAAGTTCTCGTATAAAATCATTAAATATTGGAGACGGCATTACTAAAATCCCGAACGGATGCTTTAGCGGAAATGAAAATCTCGAAGAAATTTTATTTCCAGACACTTTAGTTGAAATTGAAGGAGGAAATTTTTATAATTCTCCTAAAATAAACAAACTTACATTTCCAGAATCTCTAAAGAGAATAAATGGTAGATGTTTTGGATCACTTTCCAGTTTGGAAACAATAATATTTAACGAGGGACTTGAAACGATAGATGGCGGATCGTTTATTGGGCTCCCATTAATTACGGATTTAATTCTTCCGTCTACATTAAAAAATATGCCATATAGTTTTCGAGGAAATACTCTTGAAAATTTGGTAATAGGTGGAGAAGGCGCGTCTTTTCTGTATAGTGGTGAGAGTGGAATAATTGGCATTTCTGCAAAAAATATGACCATTCGCGGAGGTACAATAGGCATTAGCGCATTTTATGGAAAAACAGACATAGAGGCTGTTACTTTAAATGGAGAGGTAAATTTTGATAGAACTGGTCAATTTCAAGGATGTTCTAATTTATCAAATATAACTATAGACAATGGAGTCGCAAATATTCCGGCAAATTGTTTTTCTAATTGCGCTATTGAAAACGTTATTCTTCCTGACAGTGTTTTAGAATTAGGGCAAAATTCTTTTTCTGGATGCACGTCTTTAAAGAATATAACATTATCTAAAAATATAAAAAAGATTCCAAATAGTTGTTTTAGCGGCTGCGGATTTGAGACTTTTACAATTTCTGATGATTTGCAAATTGAAGAACTTGAAAATTTTGTATTTCAGGGATGCTCCAATTTAAAAATGGTGTATATCGGGAAGAATGTAAAAACAATCGGACCGGGTTGCTTTGCTTATATTGGCTCCCCTTCGACTATAATTCAAATTAATCAGAAAAAAGATGCTATTTCTGGTTCTCCATGGGCGGCTTCAAATGCGACGGTGGAATGGATAGCCAAGGAAGTTGTTAAAATAGAATTGACATCATTACCAGATAAATTGAAATACAAAGATGGAGAATCTTTTGATAGCTCTGGCTTAATTGTGACAGCAACTTATGATGACGGAACAGTGCAGGAAACGACAAATTATACGCTTTCTTTGCAGGATATGTCAACTGCCGGAACTAAGACTGTTACTGTAACATGTGGGATTCAGACAGCTACATTTGATATAACGGTTATTTCTATATCTAAAATCGAAGTCACCACACCGCCAACCAAACTAGAATATCACAAAGGTGATGTCTTAGACACAACCGGAATGGTGATTTCTACAGTCTGGACAGACGGCTCAAAAGAGGTTCTGACAGATGGATATACAGTATCCGAATTGGACAGCTCTGAGACAGGCGAAAAGACCATCACAATCACATATCAGACTTTTACAGTAACATTCACCGTAGAAGTCGTGGCAGATACTGCCGGAATCCGAATTACAAGTTTTCCGTCAAAAGTTTACTACAAAATCGGAGAATCATTTGACCCGTCTGGTCTGACTGTCGCAGAATTAAGACAGGATGGAACGGAGAAAGAAATCACAGATTATGATATTTCTGGTTTCGATAGTTCCACCGCAGGTTCTAAGACTATCACAGTTTCTTATAATGTCACAATCAACGGAGCTTCCAAATTTGTCGGCTCTGATAGTTTTCAAATCAAAGTCACAAACGATGGAAAGAACCCATTTGATGATAGTTCAAGCGGTGGCTCTGGTGATGTTGAAGAAGAAAAAACCGAGCCAATAAAAGTAACAGTACACTGGATTAATGGCGAATTTGCCGACCTTACAAATGAAAATATCGACCAGAATACACTTACCTTGCAGGAGTCAATTTGCTCTGAAAGCTATTTTATTTTTGGCGGTTGCGTCTGTAATCAGATAACGTTTCAGGCTCACCACGATCAGTTCAATGGCACTTCGGAAGAATTTTATCCGTCTGGAAAAATCGAAGTTTACATTGAAAGAAAAGGAACAAAAATCAAAATTTTTACAGGTGAAATTGACAGTGCAGAGCGGAAAGCAAATTCCCTGACGCGTAATTTTATCGCATACGATTATCTGTATAAATTACGAAATACTGACATTGCTCGATGGTATAAAAACCAGACGACTGATAAGAAGAAAAAGCTGACCCAAAAGCAATTCAGAGATAAATTATTTGAGTTTTTAGGGCTTGAACAGGTCAGTACAAAGTTACATTGGGACGACACCTATGTCCCTGATACAAATAACTCAAATGAAATGAACGTAGTAAATATTCTGAAAGATTTATGCTTGCAGAATGACCGTTTTGGATGGATGAACAGGGATGGCAAGTTTGAGTATCTGAAACTTCGCCAGAACAGTTACAGATACGGGCAGACCACCGGTAATCAGAACATTTATAAATACTACAACAACGAAGAAATTCACCTCGATACATTTAAAAGTTTTACCGCAAAAGAGGGCAGAATCTGGTTCCCGAATATTATATTTTGTGACCCCGACCCGAATAGAGCCTTTGGCTTTACACAAGGCGACTATACAGCGCAAGAAGCGTATGATAACAACGTTTATTACAATAGAAATAGCTTCTTTGTAGGAAATGAAGACTGGCTGAATTACGTTTGGAACGCTGACGAATATGGCGGTATTTCAAGGTCTGAACCAATTATGAAGATTTGCTATGGCGTATTCGTAAATCAAGATTTGCGGAAATATTATCGTGCGCAGGGATATACCGCCGAGGTTCAGGGAAACCCACTGAACATGGTTGGACAGGCAGTCGAACTCTACTATAAAAAGCAGATTCAGCACGACAATCAGGAGCCTACAGAACTGCAATGGTACGTTCATTCATACATCATGAGCAGGACACTCAAAATCGGCGCTACAGACATGATTGACACCTATTCTGCCAATAATGCACCGTTCAACAGCAATAGCCGACAACTTGGAAAAGACACGCCTGAGATATCCGCAACCGTCAACCGCACCCGATCAGAAATGCCGACAATCAGCTATGCGGAATTTACGGACGGTTCGGATTCTGAATTTTCACCGGCAATGATTTACGATTTTACGGATGGTTCTGGCGGTTCTGGAAGCGCTTCTGAGCAATTAAAAAAGGCACAATTAAGGTGTGTAAAGCGAATAAAAAAAGCTGATTACGACGCTCTTGTAGCCGCAGGAACTGACCGAGCAGATACATTGTATTTCACATTTGAGGAGAAATGATAGGATGATATATAAGGCATTTTTGAACAGACAGGAAATCACTGGGTTTCCTGTCAAAGGCAAGGAAACGAGTGAGATATGGGGTGGCGATACATTGTTGTGGAAGAAATCGGGAGCTCAGGATTATTTCAAATTTGAATATGAGGGCACGATTATTTTTGGAATTAAAGGGACAAACATTTCTATTGATTGGGGCGACGGCAAGAAAGAAACATTTTCCAATGAATATGAAAATGCCAAATTAAGCAACAAAGATAATTACATTACCCATATTCCTATAAGTGACGGTAGACATATAACAGAGATATACGGAACAAACTTAGAGGTTCAGTTTGGATATGACTGGATTAGCACTACCTTTGGAGCATTAGCACTTACAAAAGTTTTGTCCCCACTTCCTAGAAGCTCAAGTAAACTCTTAGCGTATAAGTTTTATGAATGCGAAAATCTCGAAAGCGTTCCAGAAGATTTATTTAAAAATTGTGGAGACGCGACAGGCGCTCTTCAAACTTTTATGGATACGCCTAAGTTGAAAACCATATCTGAAAAATTGTTTGATTATACTCCTAAATTACAAACTGCAACATGGACTTTTAGAGAATCAGGAATAGAAATAATTCCGGGAAAACTTTTTTCAAAGTGTGAAGAACTGAATGGCGCGACATCTTGTTTTGAAGATTGTACTGGCTTAAAAACAGCAGGCGACGGTTTTTTTTCAAAGCAGAAAATGATTGTTATGCACGGAATTTTCACAGGATGTTCAAGCCTAACTAAAGTGGGAGAAGATTTCTTCAAGAATGCCGATCCCCTTTCAAGTGAAAATGCATGGGGATTTAACAGTGTTTTTTCTGGATGCACTGAGCTGACTCAGGCTCCTAATTTCTATGCAAAATTTCCTACATTAACTAACACACAAAGGACTGGTCGATGCTATTACAAATGCGAAAAATTGCCGTTTTATTCATCTCTTCCTGATAGATGGAAATAACTAAAATCATTGAGTTTTCACCCCAAATATGCTGTAATAAACCCATAAAAATTCGCATCTGATTCTTAAAAGAATTCGGAGTCGAGCGGAACGAGTCAATCTGAAATGGACTCAATCCCTCGGCTCTTTTTGCTTATTTAGATATTAATTTCAGCAAATAAGAAGCTTAAAATTGCAAATAAGAGCATGATTTTTCGAAAATATGAAATAAGCCCTTATTCGCCAAAATAATCTCAAAATCTCAGTCCCGAACGTACTAAAATGTAACTATATTAAAAATAAAAAATGAATAATTTGTAAACGTAAATTTTACTTGTTTTCAGAATAAATCAATCATCTGAGAAAATAATAAAATCCAGAAATAAATATTCTGTCAAAGAGCAATTTTCGTTTACATAATATCTCAATGTAACGTTACAATAACGTTACCAGTAACGCAATGTAACGCGATAGAATAAGAATAAGAAATAGAATAAGAATATAATTAATATATATACGAGATATATATTAATCGTCAAATAAGCGTTATTTGACCCTGACATTCTCAATTCGTTTCAGCCCAAGGCAAACCATTTTTATTAACTACCTCGTATTTGACTCGTATAGCGATTTTATGTGCAATTCGATAAAATCCTTGAATAACATATAAAAATTGATTTTAGGGGCAAATACGGAGTTTACAAGGCATATTTAACAGAAAGGAGCAACGCGATATGACAAACGAACAGAAAACAGTTCTCAGGAAGATTATTTATGCGGTCGAAACTGGCGGACAGGTTTACGGACAACAGGATTATTCGGACTTCACGGAAGCCTATGAGAATAATTCAGATGAGCACGCAATTACGATTGGGGCAGGAGCGTGGTACGCAACCGAAGCTAAGGCACTTCTGGAACGAATTTACGATGCCAGCCCGGAACAATGGGAGAAGATAGATAAGGTCAGACTTCTGGAACAAGTTCAGACTGCAAACTGGGAATGTTTCAATATTTCCAGAGTGTCACAGCTTGCCGACACTATAGTTGCCCTTATTTCGTCCGATTTGGGCGTTAAATGCCAAGATAGCCTTATGGATGAACAATTAGCCATCTATGCAGACGAAGCCATTAAACAGGGCGTTACGGACGCTAGAGCGCAAGCCATGTGCGTGAACTTTAGACATCAAGGCGGGCAGGGGGCGGTAACACGGATTCTGGCAAAGACTCAGAAGCCATATACGCTCGATAATCTCTACGCAGCTTGCCAGACGGACACAGGGAACCAAGTCGGGGCATATAAGGACAGGCAGAGAGTTGTTTATAACGCATTAAAAACATATTTTCCAGAAAGTGAGGAAACGAGCATGAACGCAATTGACAAATTAATCCAGATCGCAAAGAACGAGGTTGGCTATCTCGAAAAGGCAAGCAATAGTCAACTTGACAGCAAAACAGCAAACGCCGGAGAGAATAATTACACAAAATATTGGAGAGATATAAAACCATCTTATCAGGGGCAGCCATGGTGCGCTGCATTCGTTTCATGGTGCATGATGAAAGCATTCGGCTTAGACACAGCGAAGAAACTTTTGAAACACTGGCCATACGTTTACTGCCCGACAATGGCAGATTTGTTTACTTTAAACAGCAATCCAAAAGTCGGAGACATTGTTATTTTCTACAGAAACGGAGAATTTACGCATACTGGAATCGTAATAAAAGTGTCAGGAGATCGGTTCTGGACAGTCGAAGGAAATACTTCTGGTGGCTCTACAATTATCGCAAATGGTGGTGGTGTATGCCAGAAAAGTTACTACAACAGCAACCTTCCCGGAACAAAATTCTGCACTCCAAATTACAGTTTAGTTAAAAATACAACGTCAGTTTCAGGCTCAGATACAGCCAAAAAGCAGAACACTAGAGCCTACATTGCGCAGATAAAAAAGGACACAAAATGCTATACAAAATCAAACAAAAACAGCCCGTCAAAGCTGTTTCCAAAACTGAAAAAAGGTGCAGTTGTAGAGGTGATGAAGTACACAGAAACCGACAGCTCGGGACTTAAATGGTACTTCATCCGTATCCCACATCCGACAGAAGGGTTTGTTTTTGAATTTGTTCCAAAGGGAACGTTTACCAGAATCACAGAAATTTCTAAATGACAGTTGTAATATGACTTTTATAATGCTATAATAAAACGTGTTCGATATAGTAGTTCGTATTGCAAACCTTTTATTTATTAAGTGTTGAAAATGAAAATGACCGCCAATTACTCCTTCCCGGGTTGGCGGTCATTTTGCTATCAACTTATGTAATTTTCATATTTTTCTTTGATTTCCTTTGCTCCATTCTGCCTTATCTGGACAATGTCCCCAGAATCCATGACGAAATTATCACCTGCCGACTGAATATGATTCATGTTCACCAGATAACTCTGATGGCAGCGCAAGAATCGCTTATCAGACAACTTTTCTTCCAGATCGTTCAGCTTGCAAGTGGTCACGAAACAGCGGTTATCTGTCGCAAAAATATGGCAAACTCTTGCCTGACTCTCGACGTACTCAATTTCATCGTATTTGAGCCGGTTTATCTGCCTACGGAACTTAAATGTAAATGTCTCGTCCTTCATCTGTGACAGGACCTCGTCAATAGCCCGGTATATTCTGCCATATTCCTTGCCCTTGACCGCATACTGCATAGCGCCGACGTCAAATGCTTCTTGCAAATGAGAATCGTCGGCCGTCCAGAATATAATCTTTCCATCATATCCAATATCCCGGAGCCGGTTCGCAATCTCCAAACCGTTCTCATTTTCCAGAATCATATCCAGTACAATTACATCGTACCATTTACCCTCTTTCACATCTTCAACAAGCGGATAACCTGCCGAATACTCGTTGATTTCATAGCGATAATCTCTTTTGCGCCGTAAGAATCCCGATACGCACTCTTTAAACAAGTCAACTTCAAGCTGGTTATCGTCACATATGGCTATTCTCATATGCGCACCCTCCTTTCGTAGTCTCAATTTGTCAAAATACGCCATGATTTTGACAGTACACACATTTTTCTTTTTGTTTGTGGTATTATTGCCCCACAAACAAAGTGTAGCACTTGAAATTGTTAGTGTAAAGCATTAAAGTTTGACATAATTCGCAAAATTGGTTTCTGTGTCCGGGTGGATGTGTGGATAGAGAGGCTGCCTGTGAGAACGACAGGCAAAAAGAAAGAGGGGCGGTTGCCCCTCTTGTTTAGTTTAATATGAAGCGTGTGCTGAAATTTCTACGTTGTTATGGTCTGGCAGGTCGGAATCGCTGATTTCAAACACAGATGTTTCGCCACTGTTTACATCATCTGCATATCCATAGAATCCACCGACAATACTGTCGTCCTGTTCAAGAAGAACGGTTATACAAACAGAACTGTAATCGTCAGCGGCATCACTTGTAATTTCACCAGTGATAGTAGTCCAATAGTCATCTGGTATTTCTGAAAGGTTTGATAAGGTAAAATCCGAAGTACTTGAATCATTTGCGAAAGCATCTGATATATCGGAATCACTATACGAAACGGAAAAATCCACGGATGCAGGGTCGAATGCACCAACGTTTATTTTATCTGCCGCGAAGACTGTATCTCCGGCGGAAATTGAAGAAAATGTATAATCGTCACTCTTTATGATCTTTCCGTTAGCGTCTTTAACAGCAATTTTTAAAGTCACATATCCGTAGCTGTCAGAACCTGCATTAGAAAGCTTTGCACCGTATGATACGTAGCGGTCATCGCTATATTCATTAGTCAGAACAGACCATCCACTTTGAATTACTGTAATATCATTGTTCTTTTTCTTCTTTTCTTTTTTAGTTTCTTTGTCTTTCTTTTCAGACTTAGGAACTTGCAATTCATCAGAACTAAGTGAAACGCTTCCGCCTTTGGCGTACACAGGAACGTTTAGAACCATAACACCACATAAAACTAATGCAATAATCTTTTTCTTCATATCATGCCCTCCCTTGTTCTTAAATAAATCTCATATACTGCACTGCAATAAAAACTACTTCAATGATTCCGACAATAATTCCGAACCATGAGCCAATATGCCTATATTCCTCTTTCTTTGTGCCAATATCTACTAATCCTACAATTGCTCCTGCGAGAGCCAGAGGAAACGACAGGATAATTGGCAACGGAAGAATAAATGCCACGCCTGCCAGAATACAGGAGATGACACTCAGGGTTGAATCTTTCTTCTTTTCACCTTTGCTCATACAATCCCCTCCCTTGTTAAAATTTTACAATATTATACCACCTCATACAAAGTGTGCATAGTAAAATATCAAAAAAGTAGATTATTTTTGCAGAAAAACTCCATGATTTTGCATTTACCAGAAAAACTACACAAATTCGTGCTATAATGCGTGATATATTTTTAGAAAAGAGTTGGTAGTAATGGAGAAGAACAGATACAGGATAGTCGTATTCATCCTGATATTTTGCGAAATATTCTGTGCGGTGCATATACCGTCACATGATATAGCAGAACGTCACCGCAGAGATGCGCAGATCACAAAGGAAGCTACGGAACAAATTTATTCCGTCCAGATGCAGGAGTTGAGCGAGATCAAGAAAATTTGCAATGCCAGATGTTATATTCGCGAAAGCACAATTTTCTTTGAGATTGCGAAGTTTTCCTACGAAATAACGAAAGTCCATGTGTATATTTGGCAGTTGCCAAGGGGGAGTATCGGTGGTATAATGAAAAAAAGAACTGATGTTCGATTACTCCCACTAGGTTACATATAAATAGGAAATATTACATTGCAAATTCATACAACATATGATATAGTATATAGAATAAGTGATATATATTATAGTCTGGCGATTGTATGAAAGCATCCGTTAAAATTAGGAGGATGAATATGAACAAGCAAGAGATTATAGAATTAATTCAGAAGCTTGATGACGAAAAAATTCTTTATTTCATATACGGGCTTTTGACCAAAGAGAAAAGGGACGATTAATCGTCCCTTTTTAACATTTCTCTTCCGATTTCAAGATATTCTTTGCGCTGTTCATCTGTAAGTTGCCTTAGAATTTGAATAAACTCAGAAACTCCGCTAAAGTCAATGTCCAGTAAATCTCTAAGCGCTTCTCCAGCGTCTACTAGCTGATTTTTTTCATCACTCTTAAGCATTGGAACATCATACCCCATAAGCCACGTTTCGCTAACACCATAAGCGTCTGCTATAAGAGAAAGCTTGTCTTGCCGTGGATTTCTTTTACCGCTCACATACATTGACATAGAAGATTTTGGTATTCCGGTCTTTTTTATAATATCTTTCTGATCTATTCCAAAATATTCCATCAACTCTTCAAAACGGTTCATTTATTATCTCCTCCTTTCTAGTTCACATTATACGCCTAAAAGTTCACAAATACAATAGGAAAATGAAAAAAAGTTCCGATTATGTGAAAAATAATGTTGACAAAGCAAAAATAGGTGTTATAATAAAAACAGTTCACAAAAACGGAACTAAGAAAGGGGGCAGAAATTATGAAACAGATTCCTACTTATGATTACTCAAAATTGCGTGGACGAATCAGAGAAAAAATTGGAACTGAGGGGGAATTTGCTAAAAGAATAGGAAGAACTCCTAATTATATCAGCAAAGTGTTCAGAAATGTAACATATCTTAGTCAGGAAGATATTAGTACATCAGCGGCATTACTTGAAATTCCGACAAATGAAATCGGAACATATTTTTTTACACATTAAGTTCACAAAAACGAAACCAAGAAAGGAGAAACATGAACGAATTACAGATTTTTAATTCAGAAGAGTTCGGAGATATCCGAACAATAACTATTGATAATGAACCTTGGTTTGTCGGAATTGACGTAGCGAAATCATTAGGATATGCAAATCCTAAGAACGCAGTTCCTAAACATGTCAGTGAAGAAGATAAACTGAGTACCCAAATTGAGTACGCAGGTCAGAGACGCGAAGTAACGATTATCAACGAATCCGGCCTCTACTCTCTCATCTTCGGGAGCAAACTTGAATCAGCTAAGAGATTCAAACGCTGGGTAACAAGCGAAGTTCTTCCGGCAATCCGTAAGACAGGTTCTTATCAGAAGCCAATGACCATAGCAGAGCAGATTCAGTTGTTGGCTCAGGGCAATCAAGACCATGAGGAACGAATCGAGAAACTTGAAAGCACAATGACAATTGATTATGGACAGCAGAAGTATCTCGGAGATTTAGTCTCCAGGGTAGTGATTGAAGCATTGGGCGGTAAAAAATCAAATGCCTATGACGAAATCGGTAAGAAAGTATTTGCAGAGTGCAACAGAGATGTAAAAACATATTTCGATGTAAATGCCCGGAACAACATTCCAAAACTGAGGTATCAGGAAGCGGTTGAATATATCAAGGAATGGACACCATGTGCAAATACAAAGTTTATGATTCGAGACTGCAATGCTCAGATGACAATGTAGGAGGTGAGAATATGAAGATTGCTGACGAAACAATTATCAAGTTCAGAAATGGCGAAAAAATGTATATGCCGTCTGAAATGTACGAAGAACTTGATTTTAAAAGAAAAGGCAGTACAGAGTGCAGTTGGACAGAAGGCGGATATGATTGCAAAGTTCAGCTTTATTGGGAGGATGTGCTCTACATCGCAAAGACAACGCGGAACACATCCAACAAAAGTGATTAATAATTGGTGCTAGGATGCCTGATGGCTTTGCAGTTCTTTACTTTCTCTTTATCCAGTTCATTGAGAAAGTAATATTCATCGTGGGAATCCAGAAGATCAGAAAATTCTGCACGGTATTTGAAGTATCTCTGGCAGATATGAGAGTTGTCCAGGCTTCCCGGTAATTCAGCGCATAACTTAGCAACAGCCAGATCATGAGCGATTTGTAACTTATCCATAAAAACACCTCCTTTCATAATGAGAGTATACCACATAAAAAAACGGAGGGATATAAAAATGGCAAAAGCATTAATCCTGTCAGCTCTGATTGGCGGTATGTCACCGTACTTGCCGTTCTGGAGATTTGACAGTGCATCACAGCCGGTTGCAGTAGCAATCGTAATATTCGCATTATCATTCGTGTTTATTTACCCGGATGAAATTAAAAGAACCGGAGGAAGAGAAAGATGATTGAGACAAAAATGGGAGAAATCACACTTAAAGGCAGTAAAGCAGAATTAATAGCTGACTTAGCGATTGTCGTTCGAGGAATCAAAGAAACCATTATGGAAGACGGCAAAAAAAACAGAGGAATCTGTGAAGCAGGAGATTGACGAAGCGGTCAAAATCGGACTGATGAACGAAGAAGAATTTAAAACTATTCAAAAAGAAAAAATCAAAGAAGTTGTAAAAACATTATTTGATGATTTACTTGGAGGGCTTTTCGATGAAGATAAATGAATTTGATAAGACCGTAGATGAACTGTACCAGTTGTGCAGGAGAGTTCAGAAAGAAACCGGCAGAACGGTAGCATTTCATTTCGCAAACTACAAGATCGGATGCAGCTTGCACATCAACATATATAAGAAAGAATCCTTAAGAGAGTTTGATATGTATAGCATTGTAGAGGGCGGTTATCAGCAGGAAGAGAGTGTGAAGAAAGCAACTGACCATTTGAACAAAATTTTGATGGACAACAAACGTCCGTATTGTGAGGGGGATTGCGATGAAGAAAGAAAATAAGATGGATTTCAGAGCAGAGACCGTAGCCGAGGAGTATGCAGAGCTGGTAGGCAGATTAAAGGCATTTGAAGCGTACCTGAACACAACCGAAGCAAATACGTATTTAAAGAAAGAAGTTTGCGCAGCTATACTCGGACTTAATTTGGAGGACAAGGAAAAATGAAATGCTATAAGGGATTTGACAAAGACTTAAAATGCCGTAATTTTCAGTATGAAATCGGCAAGGAGTATGAAGAAGAAAGAGCTGAGATTTGCGATACTGGATTTCATGCTTGTGAAAATCCGTTGGATGTATTTGGATATTATGCGCCGGCTGGTTCCAGATATTGCGAAGTCGAGCTGGACGCAAACGACCAGAAGTCTGATGACAGTAAACAAGTAGGAAAGAAGATTTCTATTAAAGCAGAAATCGGAATTGCCGGAATTATTAAAGCCGGTGTGGAATACATCAAAGATCAGGTTAACTGGGACGATGATAAAAAGTCCAACACCGGAGACTGCTCAGCGGCAACCAACACCGGAGACTGCTCAGCGGCAACCAACACCGGAGACTGCTCAGCGGCAACCAACACCGGA